ATTATGTTTCAATAGGGGAGTTTTATTTTGATTTTAACCATAAAGCAACTCAGCTGACTGATGATATTCAGATTATAAATTTCTTAAATAGATTAAATGCTGGAAGTATTATAAATAATATCATTAATTCAAGATATATTGGCCATAATTATAAGATTAGTCTTATCAACTTGAACATGAGCGCTCGACAGTGGAGAGATAGTTCTAGTATCTTATTTCTCACTAAAGAGGAAAAAGAGGCTTTGGAGACTGTACTTAAACTAACGCTAAAGATTACTACTTCTCTACCTCGATTTTCTTGGAAGAAAGAAATAGATGAAGTTTTAAATTCTGGAAAAGTAGAAATTTCTAACCTTTACACCTCTGAATCTCCACAGGGCCAGCGTTACCGCTATATGTGTGATGAGTGGGCCAATAGGTTTTCTCAAGATTTTGAGTTCTTGAAGCTTGTTTACAATGGTCGTAAAAAGATCACTCGCAGCCGCCGTGTAACTTACAAGATTCTTGAAGATGTTGCTGAACAAATGTTAAACAATGAAGTGCCTAAGCTTGATGCTTATCAAGAGTTCAGAGCGGTAAAAACTCAAGTAGATAATGCGCTTACACGTATTACTCGTATCCTGATTGATCAAGAACCACTTCAGTCACAAACTCAAGATTTGGATATTTTTATTTCTAAAACATCTAGTCTTAATGAAGATCTTGTAAACCCATTAAATCTTGATTGACCTTCTCCAGAGATAAGTGGTATCCTTAATATGCTATAAGACTCTGGAGGATATATGAGTGACGAAATTGTTATGGAAACTAACACTGGAGATGATGAAGAGTCTACCAGCTATCAAGAAGAACGGGCAATTTTGTTCCTCAGTGGTGATATTGAGCGAAGCCATTTAGAAATCTGTGGAGCACTTTTAAATTGGCACTACACAGATGGATTTAATGAACCAATTTATCTCATTATTAACAGTAACGGTGGGGACTGTAGTATTGGATGGTCCATCATTGATATGATGAACTATGTTAGATTACCAATTTATACAATAGCAATTGGTATTGTAGCGTCTATGGCAGCTGATATTTTTGCCAATGGTGACCATCGAACCATTGGAGAGCATGCTAGTCTTATGATCCATCCTCACTCTGCTGTTCGTTTTGGATCTCACTCCCAGCTTGTTGCACATGCTAGAGCAGATGATCTTGAACATAATAGGCGTCTTGCTCATTACGCAAACAACTCTAAATATAACACAGTTAAAGATGTTCAAGAGAACCTCTTTAATACCATGGGTGATGATCTATGGCTCTCTCCTGATGAGGCATTAGAGCATGGGATTTGTGATGAAATTGCAAGAACCGACAAATCTAAACGACGCAAAGCGTTTGGATTCGTACCTAAGGGGCATGGAGAGATTAGTAAACATCCTGCAAGACGTAGAAGTAGTACCGGAAGAGGGGTTAAGCGAAAATCCATTCATAAGAGAACCTGATCTCTTATCACTACTATTGGCTACAATACAACATATGCCTGAATGGGAGTTAAAACAATTAGATACTAATGGTGATTCATGGCATGCGGTGAAGAAGCCAAGCACTGATGATTTAGAAGTTAAAGCTTCTAATCAAAAAGCTGTAAACGGCGTGACGCTTATAGACTTGCTTTATTGGTTACTCTCGCACAACTTCATTGAGTCTCTGCAGTCAAATATTGATATAATAGAGGAAGAATTTCCCAATCTTGGTATTTCTTTATCATTGTATCTTGAGCCATAAAATCTAAAATTGCTGTGAGCTTATATAGCTTAGTCTTTATATGAGAATACAGAAGACAAATAAATCAAACATTTAAATTGTTAATATAATACAGTTAAATGATATAAATATTTTGTAATTTTATCTTAGTTATTTTTTTATTGCATTTTATAAATTGGAATTAAGATTACGTATTACAAATAGCAATTCTTAGCAAGAAGATTAGGACTAGATATTTTTTTCTTAGCGAAGATTGCATAGGTTAGAAATGGAAGAAGAAACCATAGAGCCATCTCCAGTCTGTGAAGATGAAGAACGGGAGAAGGCAAATGAAACGCTTCAAGAATTGATTGAAGTTTTTAATAGACGAAAACTACGTGTCCAAGATATCGTTGTTGTTTATGGTAATTTGGGTTATGCACTCGGCGCCTCAATCGAAGGTGTTAAAGACGGTCAAGGACCAACTATCGATGAGTTACAACAACGCTACTACTCAGAGCCAACATTGGGCGTTAGTCTAATGTTACAAGGATATCTTGTCACATCTTGGCATGATCAGGTTAGTAAAGGTTTAACGATAGACTCATTAAAGGAGACCAAAAAAGATGTCTAATAAGAGACCATTACAATATGCAATTTATAAGGGTATAGGTGGCAAGTTCGGTGCATTGCAATTTAACTTCCAGAGCCCTCATTACTATAGAGACAAGGAAAAGGATTTTACTGGCCATACTGCCCTTGATGAAAGGGGTAAGTTGCGTGATGGCTGGCGCCAAAGAGAGGGCGCAGTTTTTATTGAAGCTGCCTCTGCTATTGGAAAGAATCTATATGATTGGGAGAATAAGATCACTTTTGCCTGTTCTGTAAGTGATATGGGCAAATTGATACACTCCCTAACTACCGGCACAGAGTTAGATATTATGCATGATCCAGGTGCCAAGACAGATAGAGAAGGTGCTACCCGTAAGCACGTGAAGCTCTATACCAAGGATGGTATTGCTAAAGCTGGCTGTATGCTTACTGTTACAGAGCAGACTCGTGAAGATAAGAAGGAGCATAAGGTTCCTGTGTCTCCAGATGAATGCATTGTCCTCCGACAGCTATTACTTCATGCCGTATCTAGGGCATTAGCTTGGTGAATTATGACTCATGAAGCTTCCAATAAGGAAACCTGTGGGCTTAATGAGACTATTGAAGAAACCCAAGAGCGTCTGCGACTAGCTTATGGCTTAGTTGCAGACTTAATTGCTACAAGGAGAGAGGATCTTCCAGTATCAGTTCTGAAAGGCCTTAAAACTATTAGAGATGTTTTAGATATAGAACAATATATGTTAGATGAGGTGAGAGAGATTCTTAAGCCAGTTAGCTCTGAAGATCAAGATAAGATCATCATTTCCTGTGATGCATCTATTACTAGGAACCCAGGAGGGAGAGTGGCTGTGGGCGTCGTTATTCGATTTCCTCCTGAAGATAAACTTGATCCTATCAAACTAGCTAGGTGTACTCCATCTTCGACAAACAATGAAGGAGAGTATGATGCTGTATACGAAGGATTGGTACACCTATTCAATACACATAATCGACCAAAACATGAAGTCGTTATAAGGTCAGATAGTAAGCTGGTAGTTAATCAGCTACTTGGAGAATGGAACATCAACAATGATACGCTACAAAGGAAGTGTGATTCAATTCACGAACTTGTAGCTAATGGACCCGTTCCGGTTCAGATTGAGTGGAAGCCACGAAACTCAACCCCCGACCTCACTGAAGCCAACTTCCTAGCACAGGATGAGCTAGGAGTGAGAAGACATTAAGATTAAAATATCTGCGATTATAGTTTCAGCATTCATTATCGCAGGTATTTATTCATTTATCTTTAGGAGACAATATGTGGGCAATTCATGGAATGATGGCCATTCCTGGCGATCCTCAGGTGCAGGTATCCTCACCTACCGGAACCAATAAGGGTAAATTTATCAACTTTAAAGCTGTCACTGAAGGTAGAAAGCAGGGCCAAGACGCTACATACCAATACTGGCATTGTGCCATGTGGGTACCTGAAGATAAGGTAGATTATTGGGTAGACCAACTTAAACCAGGCCATGTATTCATCATTGAACATGCATATTGCACTAGTTATCCTGTGCAAGATGGCAAATACCACAACACTCTTGTTCGTCTCGAGCATCAAAAGGTTAAAAGATTACAAAAAGCTATGTGGGCAAAGGAATAGATATGTCATTCGAGAAAGACTTTGAGAATTATATTACTGAAGAAGATGAGCTAGCACCTGAAGATGTATTTCAGATGGTCACTATCATGCCGAAACGCAAGATCAAGATGACTGCACATCTGGAAGATAAAGATGGTCAAAAGATTACATTGGCTACTATTGCCACTAATCTTAAGAACTACATTGATGGACACATGGAGAATGTTGAAGATACTCCAGTTAACACTCAGCTATTCCCCCTTATCAATCAGATGATGGTATCCGCTATCCCACGCCATGTGGGGTTGCAACTTTCTAGCTTCTTGTTCGCTGCTCGAGGCAGTAGGCAGGCTATCTCAGTTTTCGGACTTCAGATCGCATTGCTAATGCGTTATATTCAGCAACATGAACTAAAAATTGTTACTGAACAAGTCAAGATCTCAGATAAGGAACTTGAGGATTATCTCTCTAAAGAAGCTGAAGCTAATTCTAGACTACGGAATGCAATTATGGGAGAAGATGATGACCCATCAGGGTTATAACCGAGAAGATATTGAAAGGGAACTTGAGAAATATAAAATTCCTAATCGTGGAATACATGCTCGTATTCCTGAGATGGTCATTCAGATTATTCCAACAGATTTTAATGGAACTTATTGGGATATTGGATCAGATATTAGTGAAGTACGAAGGCAGGACGTCTACCGGTTTCTATATTACGCATCCCAGGCTTATAAAAAAACAGATCCATTAGCTAGCTATGCTCTACCATTAACTTTTCATGAGGTTGAATTAGAGCTAAGTGAAAGGGGTAAGCCTCAACAGCTTGAGATTTTTATTCAGCTCAATCTGCATAAATGCAAAGCAAGTCCCTTTCTTGTTCAATTAATTAATAAATACAAAACCACTAAGTTTAGCTTAGGGTTTGTACCCTATCATGCTGATGAATTAAGAATACTTAAAAATCTATCTATATTTAGAAAAGGTGCATTAAGTACTATTTTTTTTAATAAAAAGAAACTCCTTAGACTTAAGGTAGATATTCCATATCTAAAAAAACTTGCAGATGATGAGATGGCGTTGTTTCTTGATCAGGATATAGACTCAAAGAGTAAGCATCTTGATAGTGATGAGCAAAATATTATAAAGCATACAACTAATGCTGAATTATTGGAGCTGGAACTATGATTCAAGCGTTTGTCTGGAAAGCAGATACAGAAGATATCTCTCTCGTGAGAAATCTAATTAAGGCTTCTTTCGATCCAGACTCCTCTTTAAATGATCCGATTTGTGATATTCAAGATTTATCCCTGAATAAGCCAGAGATTCAAGACGAAGCTACATTGCTCGCATTTGGTATTCGCTGTTTCAATATAGTTTCATCATCTACTAATCAAAAAGTACACCAACTAACTACTCCTAAAAAACTAAAGAACACACCTGCTAATAAAAAGAATAGATTAGAAGCTTTTCAATTCCTTAAAAAAATCCATGAAAATAAGATTGAAATTAAAGATCTTACATTAACAGATAAGGATCTTGAAAAGATATTGATACAACAACTTAAATCCTTGCAAGATACTTTGATTAAGAAGGGTCAGGAAGTTTGGAGAGGTACAACAGCGACCGGAAGAACTATTGCAATTACACTTAAACCTGACACACAAATTAATAACTGTGAAATTGTTATGACTTTCGAAGAAGTCTTCGCTGCTAAATATGCCGTTGAGGCCCTGGGCGTTGACTCACTCACTATAGTAGGAAAATAAGATGTCAAATTATAATAATTCAATGGAAGAGATTGAGGTAGCAGTGAAGTCGCTTAGCCCATTTGTTTGGGTTAGGACTCATGAAGAACAACGATTCATTCTAGACTTCTCAGCAAAGATGAAAGAAAGTGGGCGAGATGTATTCATCTGGTCCATCTATCAGGGTATTGTTAGTCAGACGAATGTTATGACTGGTGAGCGCGCCACTGGTGCAATGCAGGATACTCTGCAAGTAGATAAAGCTCTTAATAAGATCATTAACATGCAGCCTGCTGAGAATCAGCGCGGTGTCGTTGTTATTATGCGTGACCCAATGATGATCCTTCAGGGTCCTGTTGTGCGTCAGCTTCGTGATTGCTACGTTCGACTGAAGAAGTTTAGGGTTACAATTCTATTTCTTTCTGCACAGTTAGGTCATGGCCCAGGAGGAAAGAACTCGGGCCTTCCACCTACAATGGACAAGCAAATTGTTGTTTGCGATTACGATTTGCCTAATATCAATCAGATCAACAAAATGATTCGTGAACTTATTCGGCAGACTGCACGGATAAATAATCCGAGTCCAAAAATCTCTAAGACTGAGCAAGAGCGCCTTGAAAAGCAATTAGAGAAACTAAAGTTTTCTAAAGAAGAGTATCATGAGTTTTCCAGAGCTCTTCAAGGTCTAACTCATACTGAGGTAGATGTCGCTGTTTCTAGCTGTCTTCATCATATGAAAACTCTAGATATCAACTTCCTGCTTAATGCTAAGAAGCAGATTATCTCGAAGTCTGATATTCTTGAGTACCTCGACCATACTAAAACAATATCTGATATTGGTGGTATGGATCTAGCTAAGGATTTCTTTGAAGACTACACTGAGAATAATACAGCTGAAGCTAAGGCATTTGGTGCTGAGCCACTTAAGGCTGTGCTTCTCGTTGGTATTCCTGGCTGTGGTAAGTCTCAGATGTGTAAAGCCGTAGCATCTATGTGGAAGAATCCACTTCTACGCATGGATGTGGGCAAGGTTATGACCGGTCTTGTTGGTGGTTCCGAGTCTCGTATGCGTGAAGCCATCAAGCAAGTTGAAGCAGTTGCACCTTGTGTGCTTTGGATCGATGAGGTTGAAAAGGCTTTGTCTGGCACTAAGTCATCGAACTTTAGCGATGGTGGTACTATGGCTCGCGTATTTGGTACTCTGTTAACTGCCATGGAAGAAGGTCTTAAAGATGTAACTATTCTAGCTACAGCCAACGACCTGAGTGCTATGCCACCTGAGTTCCTCCGTCGTTTTGATGAGATCTTCTTTGTAGATCTTCCTGGTCCTGCAGAGCGTGAAGAGATTTTTAAGATTCATCTTCGCCTTAAGGGTTTCGAAGATTCTGAACTAGACATGGAGTCTCTTGTTAAAAAGTCAGAGAATTACACTGGTCACGAGATCGAAAAGGCAATTAAGAGGGGTATCACTAAGGCGTTTAGAACTGATGATAAAAAGCTCACCACTGAGCTGATCGAAATGGCTCTAGATGATACAAAGCCCATCTATGATACAGCACATGAGAAGCTAATTAAGATGCGTGAAAAGGCGCAAAACAGATTCCGTTATGCCTCTTCCTGGGCAAGAGATCAGGGCAAGGAGTATGCCGCCAAGCAGAAGAAGATGGATGTAAAAGACATCGACCTTCCTGATATGACAACTAACAAACTATCCGCACCTGCTAAAACAGATTTGGATGGAGATCTAGAGCTAAATTAATTTTAAAGGAGATAAATATGAGCCATTGGACCAAGGTAAAGTTAAAGATTACCAGCGAAGATGTTCTCGTAAAAGCCCTAAAGCGAATGGGCTGCGAGAATGTTCAAACTGGCGAACATCCTATTAACCAATACGGTGTTTCGGATACTGCCAACGTTTGGATTGATAATGCTGTTGGGTTTAAGAAAGAGAAAGATGGAAGTTATTCCATGATTGGAGACTTCTATCACTCTAAAACCACTATGAGAAAGTATTATGGAAAAAATAATGAGTTTGAAGAGGACTTGAACGCAGCCTACGGTATCGAAGACGCTATTACCAAAATTGATAGTCTTGGACTTGGTTTCTCACTTACTGGTAATGCTGAGTGTGAAGAGGATGAAGAAGGTATTATCCGACTTGAATTTACTACCTACAACGACATTGCGTAAGGAATAAAAGATGATAAAAGTGCATGCAATTATTAACAAAAAGACTGGTCAGGTCGAATTCGAGGTAGAGGGTGTTGTCGGTGGACGTTGTACCGATATCACTAAGGTTCTCCAACAGGGGCATGAGGTGCAGGAAGAGCAGTACACGGAGGAGTATTACACTCCAAGCGAACAGCCTGCCTATATCGAAGATCTCTAGGTTATTCTAATTACCAAGACACGAGAGCCCAGTCTGTTGTTACACAGAATTGGGCTCTTTTTTTTGAAACGAAAGATAGCATGAGAAATTTTACAAGAATCAATAGAGACTATATTCAAATCAACGCATTATTTCTTCAACCAACAAATATGTGTGCCCTAAACTGTAAGGGGTGCTATGTAAAAGAATGGGGCAAGAATACTGAGATTATATCTATGTCTGCTCATCTCCCATCTTTTATCTGGGAGCGCTTCATTTATAAAATGTCAGGCATGATTACTGAGAATTTTCAAGCTAACCAGATTACTTTTGCCCTAGATACACTGCCAAGCGACTTAGCAATCAAAACCTATATGAAAGACCTAGCTTATATTTATATGGATGTAGCTAAAGGAGCTAAGTACCAAGGACTTGATACTGAATTTCATATCACTACTCAATCTTTAAACAATATCTTTAATCAAACCTCTTATCATTGTCTCGATAATTTAGGGTCTATTGATATGTTGAGTATCAGTAATCTTAATCAAAAAGATATTGTTAACTTAATTAACTTAAAGGATAGGTATCCAGATCTACATATTAATTGGAACCTCCATCCTATCGAAATTCGGGATGAAAGTACCTATAAACAAATAGTTAGTGAAATTGCAGTTATCGCTAAATTTGTTGACAGTATCTATTTTGTAATGCATAAACCAGATCTCGGTAGAATGCTAGATCAAGATATAGTTAGACAATACTTTAAATTATTTAAGATTATTAAAGAAACATTGCAGAATGATACTAAAATAAAAGATCCAAACATGATTCAGATTGATGGTTGCGTCAAAGATTCTAAAATGTTTGCAGATGAAGTGAACGGTGGATGTAGTAGTAATATTTCTCGGTTTCAGGTCTGGCCTGATGGATCCGTAAGTGGTTGCCCATACGCTCATAGACCAATTACTAAGTCTTGTTGGGATGATGATCCGATCTTGGAGCTTGGTGACGATATTGTTGAGAATATGCTAAATAATATCAGAGCTGCTGCTAAAATATATCAATTTGATCAATGTAAGATTCCTAACAGTTTATATCCAGATTCAACACCTGTTCTGCGTCGAGAGCACCGAGCATTACAGATCTTTGAGGATTAAATGACAGAGACAACTGATAAACAGAAGCTTGCCAAACAAACTGTTGATGAAATGATTGCAGGTCTTCGTAAGGGCAAAGACATTCATGAGCAATTTGCAAAAGCTGTGCAAGATCGCATGATGATCCAGGGTAAAACCATGGAGCAGTGGCGACAACATTTTGCAATTAAGATTCCAAATAATCCAGACATTACAGCCTGTAAACAGACAGATATGAAACTTATGGAACTATATCAAGAAGCTAGCTTTATGAAGGCTATGGCTGATGCTTCTCATCTTCTGCAGAAAAAGGGATATGATACTCAATACCGTGAGAAGTTTCAGGCTAAAGTTTCAGAATATAAAACAGCAGGTATGAAATTACCTGCCAAAGACACACTTGAAACATTGGCTAGGAACAGTGTAGATGATATCGAAACTGGGGTCGTGTATTCAGACCTGGCAGTAAAATTTTGGAAAGAGATTCTTGAGAACTTAAACTATTTACGCAAGATCATCGAAAATGCTACTATTAACAACTCAGTAGAAGCAAAGATGACTGAAAAACAGTATGGTCTATAACCTGCTGTAAGGAAGTATAAATGACTGATACTAAAACGCTTGATGAAATTGTGCGTCGTTCAGAAGAACGTCATCACAAGGTAGAAGTAAGTATCCAAGGAGAAGATCTAATGGGAGAAACACCAGATCCAGTAGATATGGGTGATCAGCTAGAGGCAGCTGAGCCGCCTGTAGCCTCAGGTTATACAATCGGAGTGAAAGAGGATGGTAAGTTATTCTTTCAAATCCATGGAGAAAAGAAGGGGAGTATTGAGCTCCTTGGACTTAATGCCTTAGCATTTAAGCAGATTCAAACGCTCGTAGATGCTAATTTGAATCAGGGTAACCCACAGCTTGTCCAAGGTATGAATGCTCTATTCCAGAAACTCTTAGAGATTGAGCAACATTTGTCTCAAGCCGAGGGTCCCAGTAACGACTTGAAGTTAAGCTAATGGATAATAAGAAAAGACAAGATCCTATTAAAATAAACAGGACTGAACCTGATTTACAAGAATGTAAGATTGTTATTCTTCACGTTATTAATCAGGCTATAAAAGATTACCAACATTTTAGAGAGAAGGATAAACTCGAAGATATAGAAATTTATGAATCTGCTAAAGGCTTCCTATTCGATGATGAGTATGTTTTTGCATGGGGTGAAGAAGATATAAATCTACGAAGATTATGTGATGCCATAGAACTGGATTTAGATTGGTTAAGAAATCAGGTTGTAAAAAGATTTGATCTTAAATTCAATTTAGATGGAACTATTATACCCGACAGGAGATATTAATGGCTCGTTTCTTAATTGATGTAGACGGTGTCATAGCTGATTGTATAACGCTCATGATTAAAGAAATCAATGAGCGATTTCGTACAACTACTGATGGTGTTCTTATAGATCCACTAAAAAAGAGCAAATTACTGAATTTTTTTCTTTGATCCCGAGTTAGGTATCTTGAACAAGGGAGAATGTAAATTCGCCTTAGAAAATTTTGCTCGTCCACAGTTTGCTTATGATATACCACCACTTCCTGGTGCCATTGAAAGCATTAAAAAGATTAGGACCTTAGGTCACGATATAGTGTTTGTTACTGCACAGTGGGGTGAATCAGTTGACTGGTGTCATTGGCGCTGTAAATAGCTTGAACAATTTTTTTGATGCAGAATTAAAGGATATTATCTATGCACACCGTAAAGAGCTAGTTGTAGGTGATGTATTCATTGATGATAGAGATAAAACTTGTGAAACCTATGCTGCTCAGCATCCAGGCTCTCTTGTCTTAATGATAGAACAACCTTGGAATTCTAGATATAAGATTACACAACCCAATATGCATAGATTTCAATGGGATAATCTTGATTCAATTCTTAAGGACTTAGCATAATGAGCATATTGATAGGCGTAGGCCATAAAAATGGTCGTGGGAAAGACACTGTAGCTAATAGGTTAGTAGATAAGCATGGATTCATACGTGTATCTTGGGCTGATAGCCTTAAGGAAGCATGTAGAGTTATCTTCCTATTTAACGATGATCAGTTATATGGAGATAAAAAAGAAAAGATTGATCCGAGATGGGGGCGTACACCTCGCTGGATTCTCCAAAGATTTGGTGTAGAGGCATGTCGAAATAATATCGATCAGGACATATGGATAAAATCTGCATGGCTACGCATTCAGGCTATTTGGAAAGATAATCCTAATAAAAATATCGTAATTCCCGATATACGCTTTCCAAACGAAGCTAGCTTTATTAAGAAAAATGGTGGTATTCTCTGGCGTGTAGATAGAGATATCCCTGAGAATGAAAGCTCGAGTCATACAAGTGAAACCTCTCTTGATACATACAAGGGATGGGATCAGGTATTAATAAACAATAGAGATATTACACATTTATATGCGTTAGTAGATGGATGCTTAGAGTCAGCTATAGCTCCCAAGCCACGGAGGAATGCGCGTGTCGTCATTAACACCAGAAATAATCAAGCAAATTGAAATCCTCAAACAGGGGATTGACAAAAAGTATGGAGAAAATTCTCTTCGCATTCTCGGTGGGGATGAAGTCTCTAGTATTCCAAGACTTCCAACAGGAGCAGCATCTCTTGACCAGGCCAGTGGTGGAGGCTGGCCCTGGGGTCGTATTATTGAAATAATAGGACCAGAGTCTTCAGGTAAAACTACTCTAACACTAGAAGCTATTGCACAAGCCCAGAAGCAGGGAAAGGTCTGTGCCTTTATTGACGCAGAACATGCTCTCGATGTGGTCTATGCTAAAAACCTAGGTGTCATTGTAGAGGATCTATTAATTTCTCAGCCAGATACAGCTGAGGAGGCATTAGATGTAGTAGATATGTTATCTAGCTCGGGCACTGTTAATCTTATTGTTGTAGATTCAGTTGCTGCTCTTGTCCCTAAAAAGGAGCTCGAGGGAGAGATGGGCGACAGTTCCATTGGTGTTCAGGCACGATTAATGAGCCAGGCTATGCGTAAGCTAACTGGCCAAGTATCTAGAAATAATGTACTTTTGTTCTTTATTAATCAGATTCGTTATAAGATTGGTGTGATGTTTGGTAATCCAGAAACTACATCTGGTGGAAATGCATTAAAATTCTATGCATCAATCCGCTGTGATGTGCGTAGAACTGGTACACAGAAAGACGGCGAGGACGCTGTTGCAAACGAGACTAGAGTTAAGTTCATTAAAAATAAAGTAGCTCCACCATATAAGCAGGCTGAATTTATAATTAGGTTTGGTACTGGTATTGATAAGTTCGTAGATTTGCTTAGAGTTGCAGTTAAGTCTAAGATCGTACAAAGGTCTGGTGCATGGTATAGTTATAAAGATACCAGGCTTGGGCAAGGCGAAAGAAATGCTGCTTTGTTCCTGGAAGAGAACGAAGATATTGCTGAAGAAATCAGAGCTGGCCTGAGACCAAAGACTGTGGAGGACCCAGAGGATGTTTCTACGCGGAACAATGACTTACGAGCAATTGACAGGAATAGGACAGCCTAATGGCTCTAAGCTACTGCAGCTCCTAGCTGGCGAAATAGCAGATGACTTTGGTAATACAGCTCCTTCAGGAGAAGCCTGGGAACGAGTCACAACTACAAGACTCGTCTCACCAGGCACTACAATTAACGCTCCAACAAATATTAATTCAATTAATATGTATTTAGATTTCTTGGGGGAAACTGATCCCCAAGAGTCTGTGTCATTTACTATTACGTGTACGGATACAAGTACATTTCCCACTACAGGGCCTGCTAGTCAACCACTTAGGTTGCAAGCATTTGAAAATGGTGCGTTAGTAAACGATACTGACTTGGTAGCGTATTGGGTTTCAGTTACCGAAGACAGAATTATTATGGCAGTACAGGGTGATACTGCTCACTCTGGTAACATGAACCTATTGTATTTTGGTACCTATACTAGGCTTTATACAGCTGTTCAGGATCCATATCCAGTCGTAGGAATTGTATCCCATGTACATACAGGTGAATACTTTCTCAATGCTAAAGAGCGTGGACAGCTGGCTCGAACCGATAATGCTGTTGACTGGTTAGATGACAGGAATAGCGCAGAGTGGAGACTTTATACTACGCAATCTATTATCAACAGTAATCCCAATGTTTGGGATAATAAATGGTATCTCTACACTCTCTATATTGTTGGAAATAGAACAGGGAATTCGAGCGCTGAACTTGGTTATCGTGGGAAACTCCTAGACCTCTATCAGCTAGATGATAACGGCTGGACTAACAGAGATATCCTAACTGATGGTGTAGATAGCTGGAGACTTATCTTTCCATTTCGATCTAACGATACAGCTAGTGCTCAAAACATACAGAATTTAGGAAACTCAGGTAAGATCTATTTTGCATTCAAGCAGGTGTAACCTAGCTTAGACTAGGGAGGCGCTTGTAGTGGCAAAAGGTGCATTAAGTAGATTCTCTGCATACCTCAAAAGCGTTGCACTTAAGATTTTCGGACAAGCGGAGTCCGAAGCAAGAGAATCTGTTGGCCATTCAGTCAATGTAGATGCACAGCCTGCTGGGTCTGTTACTCACCAGTTTGCATTTGGATCTGATGCTGAAGATCAACTTAGTTACGCAGTAAATGTTAGTCAGATTGACGTAACTAGTGGTCTTAATCATCAGCTCAATGTCAGCGAAATTAATGATTTTGAGCAAGATCTTAATCATCAATTCAATGTTCATCAGATTAATGATTTTGAGCAGGATGTAGGTCATCAGCTTAATTTACTAGGCGATGCCTCTGGCTTTCTGGTCCATCAACTTGGAGTAGTATTTAGGGCCTCTAGCGGGCTGTCACATGAATTCACAGTAAGTGGTATTCATACAACTGCAAATATCAATCATCAATTCAACATGAACATAGACAGAGATAATCTGTCTCATCAGTTCAGTGCTATTGGTGTAGGCATAGATGAAACAAGTCTAAGCCATCAGCTTGATGTAACAGTTAATCTTCCAAGCTATGTCCTCACACATCAGTTCTATGTAGAACAATTTCTAGACATTGAAGGGGTCACTATCAGTGGTGACTACCGTATTGTTCCAGAAGGGGGGACGCAGACTGTCTCTGGTGTTTCAGAGTCACTCCTTGGCATCGACGGTACAAGATATAGCTACGCAGATCCTGCTGTAAACAATATAACGAGTACAGGTACTTGGTTTGGTATAGACTCTAGTCAAGTCAATCCAACTGTTGCTAGCGGACTGTCAGAGGCTGACTTTCTTTTTGGTTCGTTTGTATTTGAGAACGAGCCAGAAAACTTAATTGCAGGCTCTGGCTTATGGTCAACAGCTCAGGGCTTTTTAACATTACCCGAGCATAACTTTGATGTTCTGGTAGATAACCAAGCTTGGCAGTTACCTGTTATTAAGACAGGTGTAAGTGGGTGGAGAGGGCTTAACGACTTTAATGCCTCTCTGCCCAATATGTTGGTAGAGCCAGGAGAGAATCCTTTCGATGCCTTCTTTGGCAGGCAAGAAACAATAAGCGGTGTTCTGCAGGAAATTGTAGGTTTCTTTGGAGTCTTTGAAACTACAGTATTTCCTGGTAATCAAGACCCAGCTGCTTTAATCGGTCCTACTCCAACGCTTATAGAAGTAAACGATCCACTTGAGTTTTCTGAAGGCAATATTTTAGGTCAAGTCTTTTTCCCCCTAGATAGAGACTTTTTAATTTCAGGTATCTATATAACTAATACCAGTGGTGGAGGCCTTTCTGTATCAGACAATACTGTACGTCTTGGTTTTACACTTGGTGAGGCTAATCCACAGCCATCCTTGCTCGAATTTAATCTTGGTGTAAATACACCATCAGGAGTATATGATCAAACACAAGATACAAATCAATGGCTGGCTGGTGGTTTATTCAGAGACTTTAATACTGCGCCGTTACAACCTGGAGATAATGTAAGAGGACAAATTAGGGTTTTTGAACCTAAAAACTCCACTGACTTTACGCCACCCGTTCCATCTGGACTGGCACAGATGGCATCTGACGATGGGGTCAACCTATTAACTGCAGGCAACTTGATCTGGCCAGATTTTGAAGATACTGAAGTTACTCTTGATCTTCTAGTAGAGATTCTTGCTTCTCTTAACAGAAGTACACTACCTCATGGAATAAGCTTGCAGGCTATGGCCAAAAACAGAAGAGGTCAAATTATAAAGCTTTATGTAGATGGAACTACTAATGAAATTAGAGCTACTCTTGAGAATATCCCAGGAGTCTTTGCCGATGGAGCTACTCAGGGTACACTGATTCTAAAAAGAGACGCAACTATAAGTCCAGTGGTCACTGCGACTAATCTATCTAATAGATCAATAGTCGTAGTAAATCAGGAAGAAAAGAACCAACCTGGACGGTATGTGATTATTGACGAGGAGGGTAGCTAATGGCAGTTACAGCAGCAGTAATTGAGGTCGATGTAGATGATATTGAGAACTCTATTAATACACAGTTAGCAACATTAGCTATCAACGCCACTGACTTTGTTCAGGCTATTGTCTTATCTGAACAAGATAAGAATCGAAGAGCTAAGGTTGTAATTTTTTACGAGATTCCATAAATGTCACTAAAAGCTATAAAGCCTATCCCGCAGCTCTTGCGGGAGGCTAAATCTATTCCTAAAAAGAAAACAAATATTGACCTAGCTGTTTGTACATCAGCAGGAATTATTCTTGATGTAAAAATCACTTCTGATATTGAAGAAGCCCTAAAGAATAGGGAGCATGTTCCTATATATTTTCTAGCTGGTATTAAGATATTGAATTACATGGTAGCGCCCTCTTATCAATCAGAGTTACGATCACGATATGGGGACCTCAAATCGGAAGATATGATTAATCAATTAATTAATTATCTTGAAAGCAAGAAGGGAAGACCTGTTGTACAAAGAGAGGCACAAGAGGCTAACGCTCTCCTACTGGAATAAATAATGAATCTAAATGATTTCTGCCATCTACACACCCACAGTGTATACAGCATTCTTGATGGCGAGAACCAAATTAATGCACTGGTCAAAAGAGTAAAAGAATTAGGAATGAATCAGATTGCGCTCACTGATCATGGCACAATGATGGGCATTCTTGAGTTCTATAAAACCTGCCTAAAGAACAATGTAAAACCAGTCCTCGGCGTAGAGGCGTACATTACAAATGATGAAGATGGAATCCCAAAAGAGCAAAGAAATAGAGACAATAACCATCTTGTTATGGTGGCAGAGACTGAAGAAGGTCTTCGTAACCTTTTCTGGCTTACCTCTAAGGCACAAACAGAGAATTTCTATTTCAAACCAAGAATATCAAAGAAAAATCTTACTTCAGAACGAGTCAGAGGGATAATCGCTACAAGTGCATGTCTAGGAAACGAGGTCAATCGAGTAGGCACATTCGATCCTGATACTAGGCTATATTCTAATCGGGAAAAGATGGAAGAAGCTGCGTGTTGGTATCATAAGGCCTTTGAAGGCAATTACTTCCTCGAGATTCAAGACAATGATGATGAGGCAGGACAGCAGCTTGCTTATAACAATGTCATCAAAGATATCGCACAAAAGAGTAATATTCCACTTGTAATCACAGCAGATGCTCACTACACACAGATAGAAAGCAGTGAAACGCATACCCTTATTATGGCCATGCAATTAAAGAAAGCGCTAAAGGATTACGAGGAAAACAGCAACATGAAGTATGGTCCCTGGTTCTTCGTTAGAAGTCCAGAACAAATGCTTGAGGCTGCACGTAAGTATGATGCTGAAGAAGCATTTTGGAATGCATGTGACATTGGGAAAAGATGCAATGTTAGCATAGAGATTGGTAATTATAAAAATCCAATATTCGATATACAGTCACAACCAGATTACGAAGACTTTAAAAAGTTTGAAGGAGTAGATAATGAGTAATCTAGAAGATTCCATTCTTACATTGCAAGAAGAAATCGTTGTTCGTGTTGAGGCCATTCAGGCTCAAAAAGAAGATAAGAAAACAATTATGAAGTCCTATAATGAGAACATTAAGGGACTAGAGGCAGAGCGAGATGCCTTGATCCAAGAGCTGAATGCAGTCAAGGAACAAATTAAACAAAATCACCTAGTTGCTAGTGCTGATAAGATTATTGAGGAAAATGCACGACCAGGTGATGAAGACTTAAGCCTCATTTGAGAGGTGAGATGTGATTGGCAAAAAGAAAAGATCCAAAAGAAAGCGGGGACCAGATGGGAACCTTTATACTGCAGAAGAGCTTGCATCTAGATTTTCAGATGAAAGTCATCCAGAGCAAGCTAAGAGTACAATAATTAAAACACCTGAACAACAAACTAGAGAGTCACAGGACAAACCTGCTATCCAAGAGAAGTCAACCAAAAGAGAAAGAGACTCCGCACCAACAATAATCATCAGCTACATCGGTAGTAATGGTCAGAGAAATACAAAGTCATTTCAATGTGCGAATATAAAGCTTGATGAATATAAAGTCACTGAGATGATGAGATCGGGCCCTAAGACAACTCTACATATTTCAGTAGAGGCCGATGTCGTTGAGGTAATGTAGTGGATGAGTTAGCTAGATACTACATGTATAAAGCCAAGAAAGGCTTGGCTGAAAGAATTCCAAAATTACCCTATAAGGTTAATGAGAAGGAATATCAGGATAGACTAGATTATGAAAATAAGATCATCATACAAATGGGCTATCCTGGCTACTTCTTAGTTGTTCAAGACTTTATTAACTGGGCTAAAAATCAAGGAATTTTAGTAGGTCCAGGACGGGGCTCTGGGGCTGGTGCATTGGCTTGTTTTGCACTCGGGATCACCAATATTGATCCAATTCCATATGGACTTATCTTTGAGCGATTTTTAAATCCTGCTCGTGTCAGCATGCCTGACCTTGACATTGACTTTCCTAAGGCAAAACGAGATCTTGTCATTCAATATGTTCAAGACAAGTACGGACATGATAAGGTCGCACAGATTGGTACGTTTGGAACATTCAAGGCAAAAGCAGCAATTAAAGCAGTAGCTCGAACTCTCGGACATAAAATCATTGTGGCTGAAAAGCTTACAAAGCTTTGGCCAAAACCAAAACATGGCAGGGAGATTAAATTCGAAGAGGCACTTGAAGACGTATCTAAGCTTAGAGAATGGTATGATTCTTCTACTCCAGAAGGAGAGATCCTTCGATGGGCGCATAAGTGTGAAGGACGAGTTGCATCGTTTGGAATCCACGCATCAGGTGTAGTTATTAGCAATGAGCCGCTATATGAGACAGTTCCGCTAGCTATAGGTAGGCATGGTGAGACAGTCACTCAGTGGGACATGAATTGTATAGAAGATGTAGGTCTAATCAAATTTGATTTCTTAGGTCTAAAGAATCTTGATACAATTCAACTCACAATGAACCATATCAAGAGACGATATGGTTTAGATATTGATATTGAAAACCTTCCACTTGATGATAGCAAGGTTTATTCAAATCTGAGAAAGGGAGATAATATTGGTGTCTTTCAGCTTGAATCATCTTCAGGCATGAAAGACCTGCTTGTTAAAATTCGTCCAGAGAATATAGAAGATATCACTGCTCTAGTGGCCATGTACAGACCAGGCCCGCTCAATAGTAATAAAATGCCAGACTATCTTGCCTGGAGAGCTGGTCTAACTGAACCTACATATCATCATCCAAGCTTAGAACCTATTCTTGCCTCTACTGGTGGTTGGATTGTATATCAAGAGCAGGTCTTACAGATTGCTAGAGACCTGGCAGGTTATGATCTCGCAGGAGCTGACCTATTGCGTCGTGCAGTAGGTAAGAAAAAAGAAAAAGAAATGGCTGAGCATCTTGGTAGATTTACTAAGGGCATGGTAGATAATGGCTATACCAAGGATTTGGCCAATACGCTATGGAGCGAGATTAAAGCGTTCGCAGATTATGGCTTTAATAAAAGTCATGCATTTTCGTATGCCATGATTGCGTATTGGTGTGCCTATCTTAAAACCTATTACCCAACAGAGTTTATGGCTGCTGCGCTGACATGTGACAGTGGAAATATGGACCAGATGATAGTCTACCTACAGGAATGTAAGAGGCTAGGCATCGACGTATTGCCACCTGATATTAATGACTCAGAGCTTGAATTCACTCCATTGGACGGTCAAATACGATTTGGACTTACGGCAATTAAAAACCTTCGAGAAGGGCCAGGACGACATATTTTAGATGTCCGTAGTGAAGGTGGTAAATTTCAGAGTATTTTTGATTTTGCAAGAAGGATTGACCTAGGACTCGTCAACCGGAAGAAGCTCGATTCCTTAGTATTGTCTGGCGCATTTGATTTTACTGAACAAAATCGTAGTACCCTACTACAGGCTATTGAAGATATTCTTGAATACAAGAAAGAGCAGAAGAGATACGAAAAGAAACTAGAAACTTTTGAAAAGAAGTCTGAAGCTTACCTTGGACGCCTTGCAGCAATTGAGCGAGGTGATAGGTCAGCTAATGGTGAGAAATTAAAATCTTTAAAGAAACCTGTACAGCCAAAAGCTCCTGAGTTCCCAACATATATGCCAGAGGCAGAGTTGGCTAAACAGCTTATCCTCCATAAGGAAAAAGAGCTTACTGGCTTCTTTATGTCAGGTCATCCATTAGATGGATTTAAAGATAAGATCTGTAGAACAATTTCATCCCTAAAAGATGATAAACCTGAACAAATCATTATGATTTGTCTACTTTCAGAACTGCAAATAAAAGAGTCCAAGAAGAAGCAGAGATATGCATTTGCTCGTTTCGAAGACTTAACAGGAAATGTAGAAGGTGTAATATGGCCTTGGCTCTATAAGCAATGTAGTGATCAGCTTCTTTTAAATGTACCAATACGAATTGGAGCAAAGGTTACCTACACAGACGCAGAGGTAGATGAAGACTCTAAGCAAGATGAAGTTATTCCTTATCTAGAGATCAAGTCAGTAGAGCTACTAGAGAGACCAACAGAAGATAGTCAGAACATTACGATCGAAGTACCATTAAAGCTAAGCAGCGTTAAAGAAGTTAAAAAATCTTTAAACAAGCATGCCGGTAAAGCTGGTGTTGCTTCTGTAAGATTTAGGCTGCAGTCAGATGGTATACTAGCGGTTCCTAGGGTATTTGGTATTAATCAAAATGGAAGAGCAATCAAAACAGAAATACTCAGAAGAGGTAAATAGTAAGGATGAAAACCCTAATAATATAGGGACCTTAGGTGGAATGATATTGCTTAGTTTACCAATAGTGGGTATAGCTGCTATCATAGGCCTATTTAAGGGGCTCGAGTTATTCAGTGAACTTACTGAAGATTCTGAGCAAAAAGAGGTTAACAAAACATGAGATGGACTAACGATGAGCTAGAGTTTCTAGCCACCTATGGACCACATGATAGAGCTATAGACGTATTTCAGGATTACAGAGTAAGGTTCGGAGATAATCGTTCTTATCACTCAGTTCAAAAAAAGCTTAGATCATTATTCGAAGATCCAATTGAAGATGATGAAGATGATAATGAAGAAGGACTAGATACCTGGGAAGACGCCCTTGATAGTGAAGGTATTAAGCTTAAAAACTATTCATACGATAAGGAAGCGGATGAGTATATTATTCCAACCCGTAGAGGCCTCCTTCATGTCTCAGGTGGACGAATTCGTCAGCTTCTAAGCGAGTATTCTAACTATGGCGCCAAGAAAACCATCAATATGGTTGCGAACGAATTTGGTTGGGCTAGACATTGTATTATTGAAGTACTTCGCCGGCTAGGCAAAACCCATGATTCTTCTCCATTTACAGATGAACAGATCCTTGAAGAGCCTGTTGAAGAACTCGTCAAGGATATGGCCCGTAAAAAGGAGAATCGCATCATCGCTAACGCTATCAAACAGGAACAGCGTAAGATTCAAGAAGATGCGAATAAGTGGCGTAACATAGAGCATGCCATCTCTGAAGTATTTGAACTCAGAGATTATGAAACTACCAAACCACTAAAATCTTTTAACCTTAAAGCACCAAAAAAGAAGTTCGATGCACTTCTCTATCACACTGATGCTCATGTTGGTAAGCTTGCACAGGGATGGGAATATGAAGAGTGTCGAAGACTTATTCTTGAGACCGCTGAACGCGCATTATCGCATGTTGTTCGATATGGAAAACCAAACCGTATTATTACAGGCATTGGTGGAGACTGGTCTAATATTGACAACCCAGCCAATGGGACTACTCGAGGCACTCTTCAGAGAAGTAATGGAGAATGGTTTGAGATCATGGAACAGGCTAATCAAATACAACTTGATCTTCTCCGACTCTATGGACAGGTAGCTCCTACTGAAGCTTATTGTGTACCGGGTAATCACGATAGAATGTGGTCTGTAATGGCAGGTTCTTGGTTGGCTAAACTATTTGAAAATCATCCTAGCGTGAAGGTTCATACCTTTAAACCAAGACACTATATTGAGTCTGGTAAGAACATGATTATGCTTACCCATGGCGACGGAGCTAAACCTAAAGACTACCCATCCATTATGGCAGCAGAAGCTGCAGAGATGTGGGGCAGAACTAAGTATCGCTATGCATATCATGGTCACTTGCATCATGAGCTTATTAGAGAGTTTAGGGGAGTAAGCGTTAATCAGATGCCTAGTGTGAGTCCAGAAGATGAGTGGCATGTCCATGAAGGTTATGTTGGGAACCGTCGTGCTCTTGCTGCCCATATACATGATTGGAATGCTGGTCGTGTTGCAATCTTTAACGTAGCTATTGATGAAAACAATAATGTCGTAGGTTAGCTTGTATAAAAGTTAACAATAAGAATTTTTAGATATGATGATGCCAACCCAATCCATCATCATAGAGGCAACTATTTATGCACATCATAGACGTAATCGATGAAATTGCAGATAAGCTAACAGAGCTTCAAGATGATCAGATTGCTGATATCTATAATCAGTTAGCAGAATGGGGAGTTGTTAACTATACACTTGAATCAGCTGGTGAAGGACAGTTTAATGTTCAAGGAGATGAGGATGAGTGATTATCCTGAGATTTTAGTTTTAGATCATGGCTTCGTACGTCTTATTGATCATATGGGTGATGATCAACGTATCGTAGATGCAGCCCGAGTCTCGTATCAAAAGGGAACAAAGAAGGTTTCTACTGATAAAGGTCTTATACGCTATTTACTTAGAAACTTACACACGACACCCTTTGAAAAGGTTCGTTTTGAATTTCATGTTAAACTGCCGATCTTTGTAGCGCGACAATGGATGCGACACAGGACAGGAAGTTTTAATGAAGTTTCTGGCAGATATAGTAAGCTTCCACAAGAGTTTTATGTACCTGAGCCACTTAGAAAACAATCTAAAACTAACCGGCAAGGATCATCTTCTGAAATTGTTTCTACTATATATCTAGCAGATGGCGAAGATGACCCCGGCCATTTTATTAGATCGAGTTTTAATAATTCTTATGCAGACTACCAGCATCTTCTTGAGGCCGGTGCAGCTAGGGAATTAGCTCGTGGGGTGCTACCACTAAACATCTACACAGAGTTCTACTGGACAGTAGATCTGTGGAACTTAATGCATTTTTTGAGACTACGGCTAGATGCACACGCACAGCTAGAAACAAGGCTCTATGCTGAAGCTATCTTCACGCTTTTAAATAAGCATTGTGACCTAGAGCTCTCATTAGGCGCATTCCAAGACTATATCCTTGATCGACCAGATATATCTAAGTTTGAGATGAATATCATTAAAGAAACTCTAAAAGAGCTACAAGCAAGTTCTATTACATCGATGTCACTAGATGAAATCCTCAAAGAGAAGATTCAAGATAATCTTGAGATGAGTGATCGTGAAAAGCGAGAGAGTAAGCTGTTAGCACTACTGGCGGAGTAAGCATGTGGAATCTTGTTGACGAGACTGAAGGTCTAACATTTGATGACGTATTAATTAAGCCTAATCAGAGTAGCATTGTTAGCAGAAAATCTATCGATATTTCATGGAAGTTAGGGGATTTTAAATTCGATATTCCTGTCATCTCTTCTAACATGACTACCGTCACTGAAATAGATATGGCATTGCAGATGGCTGATCTTGGTGGACTGGGCATTATCCATCGATTCATGCCAGCTGAACTACAATTAGAACAAACAGAATTTTTTAAATCCTTAAACCATAGCGCTCCAGTTTGTCATTCAGTTGGATCAATGTTGAATGATAAAAAGAGAATCCGCTTCCTAATTGATAACAAGGCAGCAGACATCCTCTGTGTAGATATTGCTCATGGCAATAATACAGCACATATGGAACCTACTTTGAAGTTCATTAGAGATTTGGGATTTGAAGGACCAATCATTGCAGGCAATACTGCTGGTGTGGCATCTGCCAATAATCTTATTAACTGGGGTGCCGATATGGTAAAGATTGGCATTGGACCTGGTTCTGTATGCACTACTAGAATTAAGACAGGTGTTGGTATACCGCAGCTCACAGCTATTGGACAGAATAGTTATAATTCTCACATTCCAGAAGGTCTTAGTATACCTACTATTGCAGATGGAGGTATCAGATATCCAGGAGACGCCGCAAAAGCATTGGGAGCTGGTGCAACAGCTGTTATGATAGGAGGTATGTTGGCAGGAACTGATTGTGTACCAGGCTGGTCAGACAACCATCAAGACTTGCTACATGCAGGTAACGCAAGTGAACTAGTTAAACATCAATTTCAACAACATAATTTTAATGCCGAAGGCGTTGCAAAACACGTTGAGCGTAAACCTATTGGCAGTACAGCTCAGGTTATTAGAGACATCTGTGAGGGGATTCGCTCTGCGATGTCTTATGTCGGTGCCCATACATTAAAAGAATTTTATGAGAAATGTACGTTCATTCGTGTAACCTCAAATACAGTTCTTGAAAATCATCCCCATTTGAAGGGATGAACTGAGGTGGCTTACTTTGACCCAGAAATGCACTGGAGCACAATATACTGGAGTCTGTGTAACAGAAGTAGACAGACAGATTATAGATGAAGTTTACAAAGAGAAAAAAGTTGAGTTATGGGATAAGCGACGCTTTTATCCCAATATATTTGTTTATTTAAGACCTAATGATGGACAAGGTAATGGTGCTATCACTATTGCTCGAGATAAAAAGGGGGAGAAATATCTAGAGCTGCTCCCATCTAAGGGTCTATCTGCTTTTGGCATTACACCAAAAAATAAAGAACAGATTATGGCTATGTCAGCCTTACTAGACCCCACGATTCCCCTTTCTATCATGACAGGTAGGGCAGGTACAGGTAAAACATTGCTAGCCATTGCTGCAGCATTACAGACTGTAGAAGATGGTGTTTATGATAGGATTCTCATCACTAGGCCAATGAGTCAGGTAGGAAAATATAACCTTGGAGCGTTGCCTGGAGATATAGATGAAAAATTTGGTCCCTATCTAGAGAACTATCTTACAAACATTCAGCAACTTGTTGGAGATGACAAAACAACTATTGATGTTTTAATCAATAAAATGAACATCACCGCCATGCCCTTGCAATTGATACGCGGCGCCTCTTGGACAAAAACCTTTATCATTGCAGATGAAGTGCAGGTATTAGATCATGACGAAATGCTTACACTAGGAACCCGTATTGGTGAGGGGTCTAAGCTCGTTATACTTGGCGATCTAAGACAGCGTGATGAAAAAATTGCACGAACAAAGACTGGTCTCTATAAGTTAATGAATGACATGAGAGCTAAGCAATCATCCCTTATTTCAGCAATTGAATTACTGAAATGTGAGAGAAGCGAACTTGCCGCCCTCATTGCTGATATTTTTGAGGATGACTAATGTTAATTTAAATCGTCCATTAAATCTTGAACCTCCTCATTCACCAGAGGATGGCGATGTTTACTTAGATATTAATGAAAACACTATAATGATCTTCTTAGGCAATAGGTGGGTGCATATTACTTCACCTTCTCTTCAGGGGGATGACACAGATAATACTAATTATAGAGATGCTGAAGAATCTCTTGACCCTCTCGGATTAATAGCAGAAGCTCTCGAAGAGAGAACAAGCGTAGAGAAGATCGAAAAAGAACTTCAAGAACGTAGAAGAAATCCATTATTTCTATTCTGATAATAAATATTTGATTATTTCTGAAAAGATATCAAAACGCTTTAATGAGCAACAGAATGGGGCAAAATTACCTGTAGAAACAGACCATTTGTTCCCAGGAGATTACTATGACAGTAACTGTTAAGTTTAAGAAACTAGATCCTCGAGCCCAGATGCCTAAACAGGCTACTCCAGGATCTTCAGGTTTCGATTTGGTTTTTGTAGGAGATGGTCCTAAGTTAATCATGCCTCAGAAGGTAGTTTTATGCGGTACTGGATTAGCAGTTGAGGTCCCGAAAGGGTATGAACTACAGGTTCGACCTCGTTCAGGCTTAGCCTTGAAGGAAGCTATTACCATACCTAATGCACCAGGCACTGTAGACAGTGATTACAGAGGGCCTCTGGGCGTCATCCTGGCCAATCTAGGGAGTGAGCCTTATCAGGTTAAGCCAGGCGATAGAATCGCTCAGGCGGTCATCTGCGCAGTCCCAGAGGTATCCCTAGAGCTAGTTGATGAACTCTCAGATACCGAGCGCGGAGAGGGCGGATTCGGATCTACAGGAAAGAACTAATGAGTGAAGAGAATCTTATAGACCTAGAACAGTGGTCTAAGCAGCGTGAAAATGTACGGGATCTAGCTAAGTCTGTTGCTAATGGTAATGGAAGTACAGATAGTTTAATAGTACAGACAGCTAAGTTACAAGAGATGACAGCTGGTGTTGTAGATGCCTTGCTTAACGACATGAGCTTTTTGCATAATCTGCTTAAAATGTCACAGATGCAAATGAGCAATATTGCTCAACAATCTTTTCTTACTCTTGAGATTGTAAAACGCAAGGGAATCACCACCTCTGAAGAGGTGCATGAACTTTATCAAGAAATACTTCAGCATCAGGCAGAGCAGCAAGCTGCTGCAGAAAAAGCAGCTCAACAGGCCGTAGAGAATGCACTACATGATGAGAATAATCCTGAACGTATTGCTGAGTTTAAATCACTAATAGAGCAAGGATTTAGTGAACAAGAGGCCAGGGCTACTGTGTGGCCTGAACAGCTACTTGAAACCGCGCAAGATGAACAAAATAAAAACACCAGAGCGGAAATAATTCCTTTCTCTGGCGCTTCTAAAAAAGAATGATAATAATCGATTGATTATTTAGTCACGAAGTTGTCCATATGGATTGCTATCGTATGTGATTTCGATGTTTTCACCGATGTTATATACGATGCTCACAATACCTGAGCGTGATTTAATTACGTTTGCGAGCACTTGAGCAATCTCATCAGTGGATCTTGTGTGGAGATCCTTAATCCCAGGTAGGCTAAGGGTCTCTGTTCGTCTGTTATTTTGTGTAGCTAGCTCACCAAGCATCTTCTCTTGTTGATTTTTAGCTGACATTCCGGGAATTGACATAGTGTCCTCCTATACCGAGTATATTATTAATACCAGAAAAATCCTTTTCAATCAAAGCCCTGTGTCGGTTAGTGAGAGCAGCAATATCTTTGATCTTCATGCCTTTTGCATAACGCAAATAGACTAGATATTTCTGACGAGTATTGAGTTCAGATAATACGCCTTCTTTTGACTTCAGCATTACCCAGCCTATAGACAGGTCTAGGTCATCTGGCTCTTCTATATATGTAATATCTGGTAAAGATGGGGCAAGGAAATCTCCTGTTTTCATTAGTATCTGATGTGACACCCAAGAGGCAACTGACTTAATCAGATTAAAGCGGACATAGTCATAAAAGACGAAACGAGTCTTCTTTCCGGGCTTGATTTTTGCTTTATAGAAATTCCATAGCTCAAAAAGATGGAGAATAGCTTGTTGCCTAATATCTTCTTCACAAAGGTTGGGTAAAGAGTCAATGCGTTCTCGTATAAGAGTGTTCGTATGCGGCGTCCAGGTTCTTTTTTGTCCGAGGACCTGAAAGCTAACAGTCTTGTAGAACCAGAAATGGATATACGAAGAACTAATCTTTCGTCCAAGGACGACGTTTACAACAGAATTGAGAAGATTAGAATACCTATGCAGCAATTCATCAGCACTAGGTAGTTCTTGAGTTACTAAGTTTTTCCGCCAACCTTTAGCCATCTAAATCAGGCCTCCCAATGCGGAACTTTATCTTTAAACTCTTTCTTGAGTTGATTATATTCTAAAATATGACCATCAGGCAGCCCAAGTTCTAAAAAGAACTGGGCTGTTTTTGTGCTCTTACTACTCACGACTGCAATCAGCTTAGCGAAGTCAGCAGGATAATGCTTCTTCATTCGACGGAGCTTTGTCTTATCGTGAGGACGCAACCAATTCCCTTTTACTTCTACCCAATATTCATCACCAGATTGTTTGTGTTTAACTTTAAAGTCTGGTGTATATGAAAGAGCTTGTCCTTTAGGCTTTTCCAACTCAACGTAGGAGAAGATTTTTGGTTCGTAGGCTAGAAAAGTAAAATCGATTAATCCAGACTTGAATAATCTCATCATATTGGCTTCCCAACCAGAGCGGACAAAGATACCTAGATCTTTGCGCTTACCCACTCGTGATTGTCTTCCTTTCGCAAGAGCAGGCTTAGCCCTGCTTTTTCCAGCAAGCCCAAGCTCTCTCATCTTTTTATCTAACGCAGATCTAGACTTTGCCAGCGCAATACATAGCTGGTCCTTAGCGTCTTTCTTATGTCGCTTTAGATACTCGACCTCAACGGGTGACCATACAACTTTTCTTCTCATAGGAGGAGTATATCACATTCTAGTTAATGTACTCCAATCAAAGTACACAGCAAAAACGTCTACTTGCCGCCATGGTCTTTGAAGCAGCTCCAGAAGAGTGTGGTAGGGTGCCGACCAAAAATTCCATATAATTAGATTGGTTTGTGAAGGAATAGAAAGGGAGCCGTACTTCATTTCTACGGCTGATTCTATGTTCAGCATATCTACCTGTAGTATTTTTGATGCCAATCGGCTAGCGTCAACACCACTGGTCATAACGACGAATGACCTATCCTTGAACTGAAGGATAAGGTCACGCACCTTGATATCAGTCTGAATTTGTGAATCACTTAGATGAATAGTTAATGGTGCGTTAGCTTCAAGTGTCAGAAGCCGATGCCTGGACTTACCAGTCATGAGTGTAAACCATTCTTCAGGCAATCATATCAACTCTCTGCAAATACCTTAAAAGCTTTTTTAGATTTTTTGCCCCAGTAACCATCGATTCTTCCACCATACAAACCTTCTGATTTTAGAGTTTGTTGTACTCGCTTGGTAACGCTGTCTCTTATATAGTCAAGATCAACAGCCATTCCGGGGCAGGTCTTTCTTAGTCTTTTGGAACCCTTCTGCAATGTCCAACCAGTCCCCTTGAGCTCTCTGTGCCCAAAGATTTGTACAGGTGATACTAGTTCTGCAAGGCAAAGCTTATGGAGAAGATCCAGTAGGCGCTCAATAGCTGTGCTTGTTGGTCTGTTTGCACTATTCGGTGGTAAATCAGTACCTACACCTTGGGACCTAGCTTTCTCCCACTTGTTATCACCCTTATAGTTGAGAGCTAGTGCGAGACTTTTACGGTTGTGGTTACCCGCGTGCCACGTAACAATTGAGTGATTAACGCATTTATCAACATCTCCAGACTGATGGATAAGGTAGTGGTAAGTAATTGTTGGGCAACCTGTTTTAGAAATATGATTAGGACCGATGTCATATTTTGCGAGACCCCTTGCGGTAACTACACCGTCTGTCATGTGAACTACAAGCTTATTGATTTTAGTTTGTTTTGTAGGCTTTTTTGTAGGATGAACTGGTAGAGTATCACTCAGGTCAGTAACATCCTCTGCATCAAGAATTTCTTGATTGTAGTCTCTTTTTGTAATCTCGTTGCTGTTCATAACATTTCCTCCTATATTCTCTGGCTTTAATGAGCTGTTGTTGCCTGTAGGTCTCTTCTTTGGTCCTTGAGGGGGTAATAGCTTTGGGCTGAATAGGTTGTTTAGATACTTTGTTAGCATTATATAGCTCCTGCAAAAAAATGGCATCTAGTTTTTTCTCATCTGTATATGGAATTATTATGTACGTCCAATTGTGTAAATCTGCTATTTCTTCTTTTTTGCTATCTCGTGACTGTTGAGCCTGAAAAGCAAGTAGGGCCTCACCAGCCTCCTCTCCAAAGCTTTGCACTTTATAATGCTGAATGCCATGGCATTCGATAATTACTGCGAGATCATAAATAACCCAATCATATCTCTCTGTGCCATATGCCCATGAAGGGAATAGGGTAGAAACGGGGACCTCTTGCTCTGATCTAAATCCCTTCCAGGGCGAGTGAGAGGTAAGGATCTCTCCTATCTTTTTGTGAAGTCTTGATGCATTCTTTGCATATTCTGTTTTCATATCTAATCGATTCCATTCTTATTAATTCTGTATATAAGTGTTCAATCTGTATTAATAAGTCTTCATTCTTACCCTGTTCTACCGGGTCATTCCAGGTGGTTGTGTCCATTCAGATCTTCCCATATCAATTAGTTTTTCTGCAATCTTTTTAATATCTCTTAATCCCTCTTTATCACAGAACTCAGATAGATCATTTGCAAGCGCATCATCTTGGATAAATTTAAGGTTTGCCCAAACATCCTTATCAAAGTCCTTTGTTTCGAGTACAACTTCTTCGATATACATTTTTGCAGTCGATCGATCCACCATTAAGATGAATTCTCTTAAACCATATCCAATTGTTGCTACATGCAACATATGTTGATTGCCTGGCAATAGAAATAAATTTGTGTTTTTCAATATGAAACGCATAATTTAATCCATTCGTTATATCATCTATAGCTGTTAGGCTTTATATCATTAAAGAATTACAAATCTGCTATTTGTAACTAAGGTGCGATATGCTTGTTATGAATCACTTTTTACTTCATCACTTGTCTTATCGCGATCATCTACCTTACGTCGACCGCCCCATTTCTCTTCTGGTTCCTCAAGGGTATCTAAAAGCTCATCATACTTCTTCGCTTCTGGATGATTAAATGTACGATTGACAGGAGGTTCGTGCAGCTCTCCACATCGAATACATCTCAAAATTGAGTAAGAGACTTCCATAAGTGGATTTTGGCCGATTGTGCCAATTTTATTTGCATCGAATTGTGCTACCTGAACAGTCTCAAACCATTTAGATCCACATTCCGCACATATGATAAGCTCTTGCTTAGGGCCTCTCATAGCAGCTATTTGCTGCCTTTCGAAATCACTAAACTGCATCATTCCCCTTTTAAAACCATTCCTCTGCATCATTTTTAGTCTCCTGCTCGGCCTCTTCCTGAGACTCCGCTATTTTTGTGTTATGGGTCTGAACCTCGCTAGGCTAGCGAGCGAGCATAATGACAGTGACTCTCAAGAGCACCGACATCCACGGCGACGGGCGGCTTTTTGACGACAGCCCTGGTCTCCAACTTGGTCACTCCTCGTTCCAAAACAGCTCGAGCTGTTTGGCCTCCTGCTGCGCCGAATCTGCTATGTCGCGTCCAGCCCACTGCCAGTCGCGACTGATTAGGTATTGGTCCAAGGCAACGCTCCGAAGACGGGGAGTAGAGCCTGGAAAGTCCATCGCCCGCGAGATGCCACTGGTGAACCCTGCCTTCTGAGTCTTCTTCTTAGTGCCGTGCATCATGCTCACCCCGTGTCGAGCCTTCCTCAATCGGATGTGGAGGGATACATGGTTGCACGTCAGGGTCGGCGCATGGCTGCACGCTAGGGTCAGGGTCCTTATCATCGTTAAACTCGAAGATATCTCCCTCGGGTTCGGAGGAACTATCTTTCAGTACACCTACGATTTTCCCATTCTTTTTAAATTTCAACATAATATCACCAACTACAAATTTGTTTATATGGACATGAGCCACACATACTGGTTATAGATGGGTGATAGATCTGGTGCTTAATGCTGCCAGTAGCCCATTGTATAGCGCGCTCTGTCTTATATATGAAGTCATTATAGTCTTGAATGATCAATGTGTCAGTAAACACTGATATACTAGATGAGGTGCGTTTTAGGATACGAACGAATTGTATCTGATCAACCTTAACGCCTTCTTGCTTTAGCATCCAAACCTTAGATTTAATAGATAAGGCATTAACAGCTTCACGGACATCCTTGAATTTATCAGTAATCTCTATTACTTTAATCTGATTAGGCGCGATGGTGATTGCATCAATTCCCCCTGTGATGTTTACTCCAGTCCCTGGCACACGAGATTCAAGCCACAGATTATGTATGCATGCTGTGGATCCTCCTCTAAAGTTTCTTAGGTACCAGTTTCTTATCTGTCCGAGACAAGATAGTGCGACTGATCTATAGTCGCTAACTGGAATATCTTTATCCAGTAGAGGGGCGAGGCTTTCATGCACACGTCCACGCACTGTCTTCCAGGCTATTTCTTTTTCTAGGTTTGATAAGTCTCTATAGCAGCTAAGAATTACAGAGCGTAATGGATTGTATAAATAATGACTTTTTCGAATCTCATGATTCGTCCAGTTATACTTTGCATAGTTTGGACACTTAATATAGTCATCTAAGTGCCTTACTCTTACAGGTTTTTCATTGAGTTTCAATTTCATCTACATGAATTGTTTTGAACTGAATTACATTCTTTGTAAGTAATGCTTTCAGCTTCCTTTGGTCGGGTGTTAAACGTGAATACTTCCCGGTTTTAATATCGATGAAATGGACGCAGCCTTCTAGGTCATCTTTTGGAAATTTAATAGCCATGAAGTCTACGATTGTTCCAAGTGGTATGATCTTATCATACTCTGCTTTCATTGATATATAGCCTATAAGTTCTCCTAGCTTACCCTTATGTGTATTAACAGTGCCAGTAATAGAGTTAACTATTATATCTGGTAGCCCACCTAATTTTTTAGCCAAGCGAGCTTCAGTACCAGATAAGTCAACCTTAATCTCAGGAGCTCTTTCTTCTAGTTTTTTTAGCATCTTGAGTTCTTCAAGGATCTTAACACCCAGAATGACTAAACAGATAAAAGCAAGTAGAAGAAAGAATAAAACTCCGAATAAAGCTGCTTCCATTAAATCCTCTCAAGCTGGGAAAGAAGAACAGTATATCCTTCTCGGAATTTTGGATGAATACGTTTTGGGCTAGCTGCGAAAATCATTTCGTGCTGTTTAAACTTAGCAATATTTATAGTCCCATCTTTGTTGAGATAACCTAGCTCACCTAGTTGCCAAGTTCCTACAACAGTTCCCTTCTTTCTCGTGACAATCTGCTTGTCAACTCTTGTAACCTGCCCTTCTCGAGTAGCGATAAATAGTGGATTTTTTGCCTTTCCACTAAAAAAGCTTTCAGGTAAGTCTTTAATATTGCTGATGTTGCTGTAATCCGATGTTACGCTTTCAACCTGCATCATTTCTCCTACTCTACTGCTGGGCTCTCCATTTAGACCAAGATACATGCCCACCCTTTCCTGTTCCTGCAGACAGGATTTTATTAAGTTTATCAGAACCACACTTCTCACACTTAATCTCTTGATTTTCATCTCTGCTATCAAGTAGGATTTCAGTTACATGTTTACACTCCGTACATTTGAAATCTTGTATCCTAAAGCTCATGAAGTGAACCCTCCAGTTGGCAATACGTTACGCCGATTATTAGAGTTATTGTTAATCACCGCTTCTCTTTCAGCCAATGCAACATCAAGAGGATGTGGCTTAAAGTCTGAACTAGGCGGATGGAATTTGAAGTAGATACTGCTTTTAAATGAGCTGATCTTGTTCTTCCCGACAATCATTTCAATAATAGGACGCCGAGTAGCTCCATTTCTCTGGGGCGCCATGTGATATGTATGCTCTTCAGCCCTATCACCCTTTTCGTGCATCTCATTATATAGGTGACAGATAAGGTTAGCATCATATTCCATCTGTACAGTCTCAGAAATATTGTCGTTAGTAGGACGTGTACCAGCAGGTAGCTTAGTATATTCCATAGTACAGAACACAGGGATATGGAATCTAGTAGCCATGTTTTTAACTACTGTTGACATGATTTTAAATCTAGTTCTTTCATCTCCCATGCTCTCGAAGTCACGCAGTTTGTGAAAGTTGTCTAGAATATAGACAATCTGCCGATCTGGATATTTGTCCTGATAGTATTTAATCAGAGACTCCGCATAACCAAGAGACATGCCGTCATTAGCATCCTTAATCACTAGACGGCCTTTTCTTGTAAGATCTATAAGTCCTGAATAACCAGCTTCGCGGCGATATTTGATATCGTCTCCAACGATGTCTCCCTCGTGGCGCCTATAGAATTCTGGGTTTTTAACTTCATTAATCTGCAGCTCTGTGCTGCCCTCTGAGATACAGACAAATTTTGGGAGTACCTGTTCCTTAGTGTCGTCAATAGTGTGATAGATAACGCAAGCATTATTTTCCTTTTCGTGCACTGCAATTGAGTGTGCAATCTTGCACATTAAAGAAGTTTTGCCAGTATTAGCCTTTCCACCTACAACCAGCATTACATCCTTGCGACAGTCACCAGCTAGAACAATCTCTTGTAGCTCGTGTAAATCTTCGCCAAGTACAAAGCCCTGAAATTCACCAGTCCTCTCTTCCTCCTGACACTTCAGGTCTTGAATAAATCTTAGTGTACCTTCCTCAGAGAAGTTATCCTGATCATAGGCAGCTGAAAGGCTGTATAGTTTGCCTCCGGTCTCATTTAGAATTGTTTCTGCCTCAGACGGTGTCTTCTGTAATTCACGAATAGCTTTATCAATAACAGACTGCCGCTCTCTATCTTTTTGACGTTCCTTGTCATTTACTAGACGGTTAAGCTCAGCCTGTAGCGTCTTAATAGAAAAGCCGGTATGCCGTGCCAAATCCTGGAGCATTTTTTCTTGAGAGATATGGGACGGCTCACTGACGACATGTGGAATCATCAGCTTACACATCTGCTCAGGATCTGCCTCTTCTTCAAACCGATTTAGTCTCCACTGAAAGGCTGTCCAAGGTACAAGCTCTTGGAAAGCCTCTACTCCAAAATGTCTAACATATTCGTCGGGATCATCTCCACCAGGGATGACAACAACCTTAACCGTAAGATCTTTATGTTGAGCAAAGCGCGTATCTAGAAGTGCTTCTGTTCTAGATTGTCCTGCTTCATCTCCATCCAAACAAAGTACTACATCGTAAATGCCGTGTTCTTTTAGAAGGAAAAGATGGTCATCAGTAAGGGCTGTACCACAAGCAGCAACAACACGATTAAACCCATTTATCTGGCAGCTGACGACATCTGAATACCCCTCCATAATATAAAGAGGCCCCTCGTGTCGCTCTCTAAGGGCGTTATCAAGCCCATAGAGTCGCTTACCCTTTTGATAGATGTTACACTTGACACCTGTGGTTTTCTGATTGACGTATTTAGGTCCTTCTTTGCCTAGATTGCGAGCAGCAAAACCAACTGGACGACCAAATTCGTCTTTAATTGTGAAGATAAGGTGTCCAGGAGCGAAGATATCCTTGCGCCCAAGGTCTACATCATCTAGAAACTTAGCAGCAAATCCTAGTCCCTTAAGGTGTTCACGAAAGGTAGAGCTATCAGTTACAAAGCCGATGCCAAGCTTACGAAGGCTATCGTCAACCTCAAGCCATCCTCTGCGATCAAATTCTGCGCTGATATCATCAGGCTTATTTTTCCAGCCAGTGATGAATTCGTAGGCATATTTGTATGCTCGATAGGTGTCAAGCTCATACAGCTCTTCTTCGCTAAGCTCAGTATGCTCAATTTCAATGCCAAATTTTTCAGCCAGATACTGAAGTGTTTCAGTTATGTAGCCATTACCAGAAAGAGGCTTACCTTCAAATAAATTAACTGCATCAAAAATGTCACCGGTTGCACCACACCCGTGACAGAAGAATCGCAGCTCATTAGGCCTAACGATGGACATGGATGGGCTTGAATCATTGTGATTTGGATGGATACACTTGAAGTTCTTATCAGTATCAATCCCCTGTTCTTGTAAATATTCAATTAGGTGCTTTTGAATCTTTTTAGTAGTTTCATCGAAATTCTTGATTTTCATAACTCATCTTCTTTAGGTTAGAGTTGTAGAAGCCCCGCTTTCTCGAGGCTTTTTGCTTGATTACAGAAAGGAAGCGCTGAACAATAGCCGCACCGCTTTACTTTTCCGGGTCTATGCTGAACATACCCGTTTATATTTTTTTCTGATTTATAAGCGTAAGCGGCATCTTCACTATCACATACCTTAGTGGCACGCTTGTTGCCGTTTTTATAAACCGCCCAAGTATCATCAGTTTGCCAAAGTTCCTCGGGGGTGCAGAATGGCAAATCATCGTCTGGAGTGTTCTCGTGCTCCTGCAGAACCTCCAGCTTCTTAATAATTCTATCCTCTGTAGCTTCTGGCTCAAGTAGCTTTACTCCATATCCAGGAAAAATTCTTTGTTTTGGATAGTCGTCATCTTGGCGAGCTTTGCTCTTCTGCCAGTCAGTGAAGAAGAAGTCGATATAGCCAGTGCTTTTTATCTCCTGATAAGTTTCAGATAATAACCATCTATAGATGGACATTTGCTTTATGTAATCGTCATCTTTTCCACCATATATATAAGCCCAGGTAGAAGTAGTCTTTATATCTCGTATAGTTACCGAACCATCCTCATTCTCTTGAAGTAGGTCATACTTGCCTGTAATGGTATATTCGGTTCCATTTACAACCAGATTTCTTCTAACTCTTTGTTCTTTTGAGAAACCAGGTGTATTGATGCGTTCAATGGAGTCATGAATTGCATTCCCAAATCGAGATGCAATCAGATCTGATACGTCCATTTGCAACTTGCTTGAATGTCTAAGAGTCAGAAGTCTAACTCGTACAGGCTTAAGCAAAGAGGTTGCAGATACAGTGTTGGGATTATCGTCGTAATCATAGTCATCATTCTCCAACCAGTCTACGATATACTGGGGGAGATCTAATTTATTTGTAAAGATCATCTATCGTCCTATTGCTTGATAGCGTTTAGCTGTGCTTGAAGGGACGCAACTTCTTTTTCTAGGGCATCGAGCTTCTTCTGGAATAGGCCTGAGATATGAGAAAGTTGACGCTTGGCTGCAAGGTTTTTGATTGCCTTGTTTATATCAGCTAATCCATTTTCGATTCTTTGAATCCTTTGCTCTTCACTCTCGGTCAGTGCCATTATTATCCTCTTTCTTCTGGGCCTTAGTGATAACGTATTTATTTCCTACGTTACCCCCTAAATATAGTGTTAGGATGCCTAATACGCCAGCTACATATTGCGCATAGACGGCCTCCAGTCCCTCTAGCCCTTCTCTAGCAAAGAAACCAGCTGTAATCAAGGCTAAGCAAAGCAGGGCTAGTCGAAGCTTGCGTGATTTCCATTTGTTTGGATCGTTTGAATCTTCCAACATTAGCCACCCCCATTAAGCACTGGAGAAAAGAACATAATTTTGACCGCTACGCCAATCATTGTAGTGCCAATAACACCTAAAATTCCTAAAACGATCTTGAATTTGGCTGAGACTTCACTATGAGCCAGCTGTAGCTTATCTACTGAATCAACTAGCTTTTCATCAGCTTTGTCATGATGCTCGAGCCTGTTATTTAAGTGCTCAAGCGAAGTCTCCATTTTTTGAAGAACTAAAAGACTTTGGTTTTGTGTATGTTTTACATCCCTAACATCAGATTGAATCTCTCCAACCCAGGAGCGGACGTTCTCTATGTCATCGGCGTTTTTATCAGATCTTTCTTGTAGACGTACAATTTCAACAGCTGTAATTGTGCCATTGTCCACGGGCATAAGGCATCACCATCGTCAATTATAGACCTTTATAATAATCTGTCGAAAAACTCTTTTAAGCGTTGATGTTCTGCATCAAAATCTACATTTTTACTGAAGTTTTCATGAATAGCTTTTTGCCATGCGGAGTAGTCTATTGATTTCATTATCTCTGCCGCACCCTCCAGACCATGTACGTCTATATCTATGCATGTTACACCATCGATTAGTAGTTTGTCGCCTGTCATGCCTCGGAAGTAGCTCTTCTTTGTGAGGATTGGTGTGCCAGTTGCTGCTGCGTGGTGGATATTATAACCGTAACCGTCTCCTCCTCGCTTTACATGCCACAGCCAGCCATAGTTATGAAATTCAGTTGCAATCTCATCCATTGCTGGACCAGGGCAGCCAGCACCATTCTGGGCACCAAATGCAGTAAATTTCCAGTCCGGGAGTAAGGTTCCTAGTTTATCAAATAACCCTCTATGCGACATTATATGTTGCATATTGCATACGCTATGAGGATTTTTAGATGTTTGAAAACAAAAGGTGTTAAGGTCAAATTCTTGATGATAGAAAACACAATTCTTCCCTGCTGGATGTGACGTCATGGCTGAAGATGTGAGAATATTCTTAACTCCAGAGGGTGCTTGCCAGTTGTTACCAATCTGAAAGACGTGTTTAGCATCAGGCTGGAATTCAGTAATTAGCCTATTAAATGGTGCTACATGCTGAGGCATAGAGCTGATTATGATATCAAACTTTCTATCTTTAAAACCCTGGAGAGTGATTCCTCTATGATAGGCATCACTATATAGGTTACTCGCTACGTTGATGACTCCATCAGCTGAGCTGATTATGTTTTTATTAAGTTTACGAAAATTATCCTCTGCATCCATGCGAGATACAGTTTCAGGATCTAGTTCAGATACCTGTAAATACTGCTCTGCTGTTGTGATATGTGGATGAACATTCCAGAAGCCCTCGTGGTACCAGTCCATACCAACGGGGCGATAAAGATGCCATCCCATACGCTTTTCAATAAGGAAGCGTAGAGATTCATATAGTTCTTCGTGATGGAAGTCTGCTAATACTTTCATTTTCTTTTTAATATGAAATTAGAAACATGATTTGCCATAGGTGGCATATCGAATTTTGCTGATACATCTTCAAACTTGTCATGAAGTAGTGTTAGTAGGTCATTCTTAGTTCTTTGTGAGTAGGGACCGATATAATGAACTTCTCCAAGAATATATTCAATTTTATCTAAATTTTTAGGTGAAATACCTTCGAGCGCTGGCCACTCTGCACCTTCACAGTCTAATTTCAGGATATAACAACTATCCCTTTCGTCTAGAAGCTCGTTAAGACTTATAGTCTCTACGTCTATAGAGACTGCATGAGTATCACAGATAGTATTGCCAACAAACTCATGATGATTTCCACTATCGGTCTTAGTGTCCATATAATAGGCTTTAATAATTTTTCCAGATGTTTTATCGATAGCTCTATGCAATACAGTTCCATTCAAATCATTCTGTTCAAGATTTTTAATAGTTAGTTGAATGTTCTCTGGAAGAATGTCAACAGCTGTAACTTCCATACCTAAACTGGCAGCGAGTACAGTGAAAGCCCCAAGGTGTGCCCCTACGTCAATAACAAAGGCACCTGGTTTAGCTAACTTCTTTAGTCTATATTCATCTTCTAAAATAATGCTTAAGGCAGTGTTATAATCATTTTTGCCATCACGGCATTCGACATTTAATCCATTAAAATTATGTTTACTCATTGTTGAATCTCCTTAAGAAATGCTTTCCATTGCTCTTTGATTGTAGCTTTGCCAAAGTATTTAACTGCTGACTCTCTGCCTTTTTCTGAAATTTCTTTTGCTAACTTTTTATCATTCAAGAGCATTTTGATATTAGCTTGTAGCTCATTTATATCATCTGATATAAAACCGTTGACACCATTTTCAATAAACTCTGGAATCTCATAGAGATTATGGTCAGGGAAATAACTAGCATTCCCATTCTTAGGTCCGATAGCAACAATGGGTATACCGGTCATCCAAGCTTCCATAAAGTTTAGAGTATAAGAAGCAGGATGCGTTCCAGTATAGAAGTAGCATCGGGCTTCTCTCATTAAGCGTTTAAGTTCAGAGAATTCTTGCTTACCATGAGCAAAGTCTCCGCTATTCTCATTTCCAGGGCCATACAGGCCTCGAGGAAATGGGCGAGTTGCTTCTTCAAATAAAGTGAAATTGCATGCCTGGTTTCGAGCCTGCATATGCTGAGCGAAAGTAATAACTCTCTCATCATCGCCAGTCCAACCTTTGAATTCTTCTGGATCCTTATAGAATCTAATTAAGGCATCAGCACCAATATAGCCAGGTATGGTTTGCTCCATGGGGGAATAACGTACAACCTTGAGCCCCTCTTTTCGGAAAGGTGCGAGGTAGCGTTCCTGCGGAGAAATAGATTGACCAATTGTACGCCAAACAGTTGGTACCTCTTTTAGAGCATTCCAGTTCATGCCAATCCACTTAGGGATATGCATTACGATAACAGCATCAAATCTTTTAATGAACTCTCGTGTTAGACATTCTTTATTATCGCGTCCTGGTTTGCCAAGGCTATGCCAAGCATCAATATCATCCTGATCATATTTAATATTTAGGAGTCCTGGTCGAAGTGAATTATCTCCAGGATTCCTTGGTTCTACGTAAGCGCCAGGTGAGAAAACATAGTGCCCAAGATCATTGAACATGGAAACTTCGTCATATTCAAGGATAGAGTGACAAGATAGATATAAAATTCGCATTATGACTCCAGTTCTAGATCATTGAAGTACATCTCCTCTAGGAGACTCTGCCATGTATATTCAGGCTTCCAGCCTAGTTTTGTTGTAATCTTAGTAGGATTGCCAACAAGAATAGGTACATCTGATGGACGCATGAATCTTTCATCTTTCTCATAGCAGTCTTCAAGCGTTAAGCCGGCTAATTGAGCTACATATCTAAACATATCTTCAATAGAAGTTGTAACACCTGTCGCTACACAGAAATCATCTGGCTTGTCTTGCTGTAGCATCATATGCATTGCTCTTACATAGTCCTTAGCATGCCCTTCATCTCTGCAGGCAGCTAGATTCCCCATTTTAAGTGTCTCTTGCTTTCCAAGCTTGATGCGAGCAATCCCACGAGTGATTTTACGAGTTGCAAAATCATGGCCCCTACGAGGAGAGCTATGATTGAAGAGGATGCCGTTAACAGCATAGATACTACCTTTCCTGTCTCTATAGTTACGAACAGCATAGAAAGAGGCCGCCTTTGCTACTGCATATGGCGAGCGTGGATTAATTGTAGAAGATTCGTCAAAACCAGTATCTGGACAGCCAAGGCCACCAAATAGCTCTGAAGTTGATGCCTGATAGAATTTAGTATCAGGAGAAAATCTACTAATTGCGTGCAACTGTGCAATAACGCTTTCTGCATCTACTCGAAAAGTTTCGACGGGGATTTCAAAAGAGTGACCTACATGTGACATGGCAGCAAGGTTATAGAATTCATGAGGCTGAAGATCCTTGATCATATTCGTCATGCTAACATGGTCACAAATGTCACTAGCAAGTAGATGAAAATTATTTCTATCACTTTCTAAGATATTTAGGATGTTTTCCATGTTCTCGCCAGTTGAGATACGACGGTAAACTCCATAAACTTCATATCCCTGATCTAGCAAATATTCAGCTAGATAAGAACCATCCTGCCCTAGGATTCCTGTAATAATGGCTCGCTTCATAGTCCTAGCTCCCTGGCCATAAGTTGACCTACATTTTCCCAACTAAATTTTTCTACTACTAATGCTGGGTTTTCCTTTAGCAGATCTGAACGACCAGATTCTTTAGCATTCAGATATGAGTTGTAGCATATTCTCATTTTTTTACCAAGGTCATCAATATGGGGTTCACCCCACATCATCTTTCCGTTATAAGTAGGGCGATCCATACTAAAGCATGGTGTTTCATTACAGTTTACAAGTATAGAATTGTTATCATTCATGAATTCTAGGTTTCCAGAGTAATGAGTAGATATGCAACAGTTGCCCATGGCCATAGCTTCAAAGTGAGGAATGCCCCATCCCTCGGCTCTATGTGGTAGAACAAAACAGTTGCACTGCTTGTGCAGCTCAAGAATCTCATCTCGAGATAACGCATCATGAATAAGAACAACGGGTGGTGTTTCCCTTAGCCATAACCTTTTCTTAATTTCTTGTATATGTTGTTTAATTCTCTCTTTGTCTGGTAAGCCATTGTCATGGAAGAATGTCTTTAATACTAGACATACTTGTTCATCTACGCCAAATTCATTCCAGTAGGCCTGGAGTAACGCATCGGGATTTTTTCGTGCTGACCATTGAAAGATAGAATAGAAATTAAACCTATCTGTAGGTATCGCGAAGCTCCTTTCTACTTGTTTAGATTGTTTAAAAGATAAATGTGAAAAGGTGTGTGGGACCTTTTTTACTGGAACAGTTACACCAGACCTTTTAAAGGCAACAACATTCCAATCACATGGAACCCATATTTCATCCATTTGGTTACACATAGCAACCCATTGCCCGGGAAGCTTTGTAGTTTCCCAAACTGTGTAGCCAATGTTTTTAATACCAGAGATTTTATGCCGTGCGAAATTCTCAGGTGTTAAATGAATAATTTGCACATCAGGCTTTGAACAGACATTAGGAATCTTATCTAGAATTTCTTTGTATTCTCTTCCTAGATCTGTTTTCCAGTGCTCAAAAGAAACATGTCGAGCACTTAAATTAATTCCAGGTACCTTAGATAATGCGCAAATATAATTTCTTGAAGCTTCTGCATATCCTGATGAGTCCAATGCTGCTGATGTGAAAAGGACATTCATAGCACCTCTCCGACTGGTAATGAGGATTGAGTTTTAGCAATCCCACCAGAATCAATTCCCTTAAATAAATCTACCCATTGTTTACCAATCTTCCACCACTGGATGCTATCAATGTACTCGCTACACTTGGCAACTTTTTCTTTTGCCTTACCAGATTGCACATCTCTGTAGCAATCTTCCATGGTATTGACAATATCATCAATGAGAGCAAATGGACGGTAACCTGAATTATCAATCCAGGTCATTTCTCTACACTTATAAAGATAACCTCTTTCACCTTCATTCAGTTGTTCTGGAAAGCAAGTATTGTATGGGCATACCAATGGTAAACCTGCACTTGCAGCTTCAAGGTGCGTAAGACCCCAGCCTTCACCGAGCGTTGTGGTAAGGAAGGCGTCACCAGTATTATAGAACAAGTTTAAAATCTCTACGGGGAATGGCTTACTAGCTGCATAGCCCTTAGGGAAGATAACGTCCCTTGCTGGGTCTAAACCTAAGTCAGCTACAGCTGCAAACAGATCAATCGTTGTATCCCGAGCTGCAGCGTGAAGGTATAGTTTGCTATTAGGGTGTCGCTCTTGGAATCTCTTAAATGCTAAGATGGTTCTTGGAATGTCCTTTCGTGGACTGTTTCTATTTACCTGCATCCATACGAAGGTTTCATCATTTTGAACATTAAAGAACTTCTTTCTAAACTCTCGACGTTGATTTCTATCAATAGGGTAAAAATCCTTAGTATCTACGCCATGATTAATGATGGATAGCTTATTGAGAACTTCAGGTGTAGTTTTTGCAGTCTCTTCTTTACCAAATTTGCAGTAGGCAACTATATGGTCTGCTACCTGGAGCATTGTTTTGGCTGCAGATAGAACATGGCAATCTACTGGATAGTAGTAAACGATAGTTGGTACCCTTTTTCCTTGTGCTCGCATCTGTTGAAATAGCTGTGGAATTTTCTTTGCAGTCTCTTCAACAACAAATGTGTCGTTCATGATCCATACATAATCATATATGCCTCTTGCTAGAGACTCTAGAAACATCTTATTTCCATATGGATCTCTTGGGTCATTAAGACGAGCTGGAACAATCTGATAAGGGAACTGATTTTGATCAATAAATTCTCCACCATAGTTAATAGCTAATTGATCAATGTTGAAAATTTCATTTAGTGCCTTAAGTACATGTTTAGATACGACTCCGAACCCTGTGCCTGCAGTTACAGAGTCAGACCAAACCAATAGTTTTTTCTTCATGAGAACTCCTAGAAGTTAATCTCGCAGACATCACCATCACAAAATTTTGAACCTGCGATCTGTTTTTCTTTCTGACCTGATAAATCTAACTTACCAAGTGATTCCTTGTAAGCCAGAATATCAGTAACACTTGCTGCCTGATATGGCATTTGATCGTAGGTTGTATTGTCAAGTGGTAAGAAGGATAGTGTTTTTACAAATGGAGCTACTGTTTCAATAGCAGGGAGAATATCATCCCCCTCTTCTGGCTTTACTGTCACTGTGCAACTAACTGCATTGTCAGACCAGAAATATTGCATTTCTCGGACAGTAGCTAGTTGTTCCCAAATGGTGACATCTGCTTTACCCTTGTTAAAGCTTTCTTCAACTACTGGGAAATATACTACAATGGAGCCTCCAAGTTTTCCAAAACGCTCTCTAACGGTTTCATTATGCATACCTTCTGTAGAAATATTTTGTAGAGGTTTTGAGCACAGTGCCTGAACTTCTTTCTTATTCCATTTCTGTTCTGGATAGATTACCTTAAGAGCAAGCTGTAGTTTTTCCCAGTCAGTTACAGAATATTCAATACGGAAGTTAGCGTTAAGAAGTTTTTCTACATATGGTGAACTAGCAGCTACACGGACAGTTCTCCAGTATGCTTCACTATGAGTAAAGTGTACACCAGGCCAAGCCCCAGCAAGAATAGATACAGTACCAGAAGGCTTTACGGTAGTAATACGATTGCTTTCTGGAACACCAAGCCAACGAGAATAAGAGATATCCCAACTCTTTACAACTTGGTATCCTTCATCACAAAATTTGTTCATGAAGACTTGGCGGCCGTACTTATTGATTGCCTGCTGAATACCAGACATAGAACAACCAATACGACGATTGCGTAGCATAACACTATTTGTTCTTTCATCATGTGTTGGAATGAGTGTAACAGATTTAGCATAGAGATAAGCAAATTTAAGCGTACGCATATAGTCTTCTACATCTTCATGATTAGCAGGGAATGTTTCAACTAAACAACATAACTCATAGCTTTCAAGTTGCTGTTCACCACATGGGTTAAATCCCATAACATGGTCATACCGACGATCAGTTTCAGGTAACCAACCATCTTTTACTCGCCCGTAGTGGCGAGCGTTATCTAAGAAAATAAGCCCTGGCTCACCATTGTGAACAAAGCCATTAGCTACTTTGCTGAAGTCTGAAAACCTATCTACAAATACAGAATTATTAGATGCCCAGCGACGATCTAATAATTCATCTTTATGAAGGTCATAGCTCTTCATATTAACATAGTCAGTATCTTCTAACTCACCGATAGCAATTTCTGCACTACGCCGTACATTCCCGGCTACTACACACTTTCCAATAAAATTAAATATATCAACGATAGCTACAGAGGTAATCTCCTTTCCATCAAGTTTTTCTAAGATATTGCGGATACTGTCATGACAATCTTTAAGTGGAGCAGGTCCAGAAGAGGACCCGCCAAAACCTTGGATGGGTAGACCAGCTGGACGAATTTTGCTGTAGTCGAATCTCAGCACATGATTGCCTTTGTGATAGCTATTGATTAAGTCACGTACAGATGTTATCCAGCCTTCTCTAGAGTCGGGAACTGTAAATATTGTCTCGTTACCATTTGGCTTATGAAGCTTAACATTACCGGCCCCTTTAGTATCAAATCCTATGCCTACGCCAAGCATGAGCATATCCATAGCCCACGCAAATGGAGAACCTAGCTCTACGTTAATATCTTCTGTAGAAATAAAGCCACAGTTATTTAAAGCAGCAGAGCCAATACGATTTACGTGGTCAGTTCCCATCATCCATAATCCACGTCCAGGAGGAAGGAACTTAAAGTTCCACATACGGCGGAACATCTCTTGAGCACTGCGCTGGGCTTTATGTCCATTCCACGTAAGGCCCTGTGATTTACAATGCTTCTCCTGAGCTTTGTAGCATCCATTAACTACACGCTCAAGGGTATCTACAAACTCTTCTTGAGTACCATCATCTTTTATACGAGCGTAAGTGCGCTTGTAAGTAAAATAAGAGAGATCATCATATCCCCAGTTGGGTTGCTGGCCTCTATACTCATTTAGAAAATTTTCAGATAGTTTAAATGTTGGTTTTATAGATGAGTTAAACATTACCACGTTCGCCTCCAGGGTAAACTACTCCCTGCAAGTGTTATACACCTGCAGATATTAATATTCTTTATTTCCTCTTAGAGAGAAGCAGCAATCATACAGCCACGAGAGACTGCACGCAGAGGGTCGTGCGCATGTCTTACGTCTTTTACCTCAATAGGCAGTTTCTCTTCCTCTAGCTTCTTTCTAAACATCTCGACAAATCCATTGGCACGACTAGTGCCACCAGCAATAACAATTACTAATGGATCCTTAAATTTAGGTAGTTGATTCGAACTTTCAAGAGCGACTTTTAAGTTTTTAATTGTATAAGTGATTAGTCTTTCGTAATAGGCTGAGCATGCATTTAGAACCTGACTATCAGATGCCTCACCAATAGTGAAGCCACCGCCTTCCTTCTCTGCCTGTACAACAGAGTCCGGGAGCCCAGTAGCTACTGCTACCATACGATCAATCCAATCTCCAGATTTAGTTGTAGCGAAACGAGCAATAGCTTCGCCATTAGACATCACACAGACGTTAACCATGCCAGCACCATGACTGAGAGCAATACCTGTATAATCTTCGTCTTCTAGTTCTGAATAACAGATAGCTTCTGCCTCATTGATCGGATGTGCGTCATATCCAACTTCAGCTAGATCCTGACGTAAAATATCTTCATGATAACCAACATCAAAATCTTCTAGGGCCTGGTCTACAGGCTGGCCTGGAACAGAATAAATAAGTTTTTCACCAGGTGTTTCAGACTTACCAACTACCTCATGAAGAATAAATTTAAGAATTCTTCTTGCGTCTTTCTCTTGCGGAGCAAGAACACCGCGTACCATTGGTCGCGAAGCGGAGTCATGTCGTTCAACAGCCTTTTCGATAGCATCGGCACCAATTACAATAAAAGATCCATCTTCATCTTTAAGAAATGTTTTTCCAGATAGACCTTTTTCAATCATTCGAGTAGCAATAGGTGTTGATGGTTTAATCCGATAGAACGCATCTCTAAATTCTTTATATTTTACTTCTCCATCTTCTCCTGCTCGAGAAGCAATAACAAATGATGTACCAACATCAAGTCCAACAGGCATAATCAATCTCCCTTCTTAAGCGCACGCAGTTTAGATAGATTACTCTTAAGTTTTGAGTCTTTTTCAGATTTTATTTCGGCTAACTCATCAAAGCCTTTTTTAATGCCAGAAGTATCTACCTCTGTTACAAAAACAGATTCATCCATTTCGACGCCTATTGGAGCATTTAGATTGGCTGAGCTAGCATGTTGACCTCGACGAGGTTCATTCATTATAACTGGAGACCCATGAATGACAAGACCAGATTCAGCCAGCTTTTGAAGAGCTGCAAGCACTTCTTTTTGAAGAGCCATTTGCTCCTCATGCATCTCTCTCATTTCTCGAACTAATTCTTTCTGATTCACAGTTTCAGATTCCCCTGGCTCGAAAGGTATGGATACTTTGATTTCTACTCCAGGCAATGAAAAAAGACGGCGTGGTGTTAACACACCGTCCTTATTCTGGAGTGGAGACGTTCTTATGAGACGACGATAGTCCAGTTTCCTATGGTCCATGTAACTTCCAAATCATTGACAGGTCCAGTTATTATTTCATCTGTACCTACAGGTTGTGCCTCCATGGAATTATCAATCTTTTCAACCCCTTGTGCGAGGTTAAGATTTTGACCATGGAGAGGACCATCGAAGACACCATCCCCTCGTACTGGATAAATTTTGCGAACTACATTTCTACGAACCTTGAGATCAGAGCCACCAGAAGTTTCAATAACAACTTTATTAGCTGGCCCCCCTAGTGTTTTAAGAATATCTAAGATATCTCCACTAGAGACATCAGCATCAGTAAAGACCTGCGCTCTTTCACTTGAAGGAACGAGACGGTCGACGGGCTTAGCAAACTTAGCCATAAAATCACCTTACCAGTTAATTATGATGATACCACTGGTCAGGGTGTCATCAAGTTTGTTTGTCAGAATGACGTGGTTTATGCCACTATGTTCGATCAAAACACCTGGATTATTTCCATTAGCTGTTGTATGGATTGGAAGAATAGCTCCTTCATTATATCCGGCTACTGCTAGTGTACTGAAGGTTACAACCTGAACCTGTGGATACATTCCAGCTGAATGAGCAATCGTAATACTAGAATCATTCAATAGTCCAGAAATAGTCTCCTCATATCTACGGAAAGATGCGCTTGTATTAATAGCGCTAATATCTTGTTCGTTAGTACTTATTCGAACATCAAGGCCACTTACATCTAATACAAGATTATTAATATCTGAATCATTAGAGTTAATCTGTCCCTGTAAAGTACCAGAGATGAGAGTGTCTGCTGCGATTCTGGCTGCTTCTTCAGAATCAATTTGAGACTGCAATGTTCCAGATACAGTAGTTAAATAGGAATCTAGGTTTAAGATCTGACTGTTAAGTAATCCTGACTGAGTTATAAGGTCTGTTGCTACTTCTTGAAGAGCACCTTCAACAAAGGGGGATCCATAAAGAGAGCCGGAGTCTACAATGGTGACTTGTCCGGCTGGGGCAAACCCACCGACAGTAGCTACTTCAGTAAGATCTGTACTATGAGGGTTATTGGTATCATTAATGTGGCCACTAGTTAGTGCTGATAATCCAAAAGTATCATTGCTACCAAGCGCGGCTGCGCTTGCTAGTCCGCCAATAGCTGTAGTAAGGTCGTCACCCTGAGAGAATCCAAAGACATTAGAGTAGTTTGGGGTATTGTCAGTTAGCGATGAGCGACCTGTATAGTCACGCTCAGCGTTAAGTCTAACTTCTAGGTTTTCAACATCTGTATAGTCGTAACCCCATGGATTTGTATTAGAACGTGTAGCCGAACCCTTAAGTTCAGTAAGTTTTTGTAGATCAGTAGGTACTACTGTCAGAGGATTCCAGTTTGAATTTAAAGTAAGAGCTGTGGCCCAGCCAGAAGAGGAATCTTTGAGCAATCTAATCTGTGCTCGAATTTCGTTAAGATCTTCTACAAGATTACTAGGTGTGCCAGCAAAAAGATCATTTATACCAGTACCAGTGGCAGAAGTAGGACCTACACGTTCTTGGCTTAAGGTACCACCGGTGATATCGTCAGCAGAAAAAGTGTGCTGCAGGCTAATATCATTATCCCAGTTGCCACCATGGAGTTCTAATAGAACATCCACCATAGAACGAACAGAATTAGCTAAGATTTCAGAACCGTCAACACTGAAGGTAGCGAAAGCTGGACCATACAAATCTTTAGCCAATTGTAGAATGTTGATCTGGTTTTGCTGTGAACGTCCATCAATGGAAGTGGGTGATGACTGAAGAGATGAGTTAAAGATGTTAATGCCAATAGCAGCTTGCTGGTCTGAGGTTAGGCCACCTGCACCACCAGTATCAGAAATCTGATTTTCTAAGTTTGCTACAGCTACATCAAGAGCGTTATAAACATCAAGAAACTGCTCATAGATAGTTGTAGGCCTATTAAGGGCGTTAATAAAGAACTGGCCATTACCAGTGTTAATATTTGCATCGCTGTTGGCGAATATGGTCCGTCCATCAAGACCATTTTTAAAGGCATCAACAGTTTCGTCTAGAGTACCATCAGGTAGGCGAGATCCGAGAGGGACAATGAAGTTGTTCCATTGCTCTTGGATCCGAGTTACGTCTCTAATCACCTCGGCCTGAAAATCGTTCTGCTGAGCAGAACTGGTTGGTCCTCTAAATCTTTGATTTCTAAGGACAGTAGAGATGAGAATATTGGATGGACGTGTCATCTACTTATTGCCTCCTATACGGCCAATTTGATCCTATATTCATCAAATACAGGGCTGATTTCACCATTACTAGTTCTTAACTCAGCTTTTAGGGCTGCAAAACTAAATAGCTCATCAGTTAAGTTGAATTCTAACACGAACTGCTCGTTCATGAAGTCAGCTATATCATTTCTTGTATTTACAACAAAGACATAAGAGAGCGGAGCATTAGCTGAGCTAGCAATAATCCTAGATGTACCTGGAGCATCAGTATCTACCGCAAATTTATTGAAATCATTATTGGCTATATTATTGACAATATCGAATACACCAACTCGAGTCGCGATAATTCCAGCAAATCGATCTACACCTACATAGACTTGCTCCGCATCATCAGGATATAAGGAGCCGTACTGATAGCCCTCAATAAGCATTTTTTGATTATAGGGATATAGAATATCTACACTTTTTAACTCTTGCAGAGTATTCAGACCTGGAGGAAGTGCTCTCCAGTAGTCTTTATGAACTCGAACTGTATGAACTCCCTGAGATAAGACATCTGGGCCGATGGTGCCTGTATAAGAAACTTGGTCGATACTAATTGGATATTCTCCAACATCAATACTCATGCCCTGAGATGCCTCAATCTTGATATTGGTACTATAGTAGGGTTCTTTATATTCCCATCCAATTTGTATACCGCGGACAAGTTTAGTTGCATCATTGAGAGCAATACCCTTCTCACCTACGTTTCTCCATAAGGTTGCATTATCAATATCTATATTGGTAGATTTATCTATCTGAACATCTAAGATTTTATGTCCTGCTTTAGCAAGGAAATATCTTTTATCATTCTGATTAAATGGAACTGGGTTTTTATTTTCACAAGGAGTCTCAATGATTGCGCCAGTGCTATCTTGTTGTAGTAATGTGTAGTTACGGGCTGGAGATTCAAAGTTACTGCCACCAGTAGCATCATATGAGATACCAATACCAGTCTTTTCCAGAACAGAAATAGTAGCAAAATTAAGTACTTGTGGGTGTACGACCTCATTTCTGTTCAGAGGGGTAATGGGGGTCCACAAGCGGGTATCTTTGTTGTCGACAATATGTCCTGGTTCAGTCACAAACCCATTGCTTGTAAGCCACTGAGGAGTGCCGTTATCATTACGAGCTACTGCTATGAGGTAATCAATAAAAGTATTACTGCTGGTTACTTCACAAACTTCAAGCGTTAGCTTGTTGAAGAGGGTTAATGTATTGTCTGGTTTTGTGATAGATAACGGCTTGCTAACAACGACCCCCTTAAAGGAAGGGTTATTATTAAAGGCCTCTTTATAAAGCCCAATTTCTCGAGCTCCAAATTCATATCCAAAAAGATTATCAGAAGTAATGAAATCATGACCATTTTTTTCGATGATCAATTTTAGCTTTAGAGCTTCTATCTCTGGAAATGTAAATTCCATCTTATCCAAAGACTCTAAAACAGTATTAACTGATGGAACTCTATTAAAATTAACTCCATCAACTGAATACAGTAGAGTAATTTTGGTACTAGAATTTTGTTCTGAAGTGTGGAGTAAAATTTGAATTTTAGAAATAGCTTTAGGCTGAACAAAAGATAAGGTCAGATCAGCGATTAGCGGAGCTACTCGACTACTGGTTAATACATGTGTTTTCCAATAACGATTCTCATCTCTAAAGGCAAATCGTGGTTCGGTATTATCTACATTGCTTACACTTACAACATTATTTTGATCTAAGATATTAAAGCTAGCCTGGTTACTGGTTAAATCATTAAGGAATAGTCTATCTACGAAGGCGTTAATGCCTGTAGATTTAGCCATAGTTATCAAGTTTTGCTTTAGGTTGATACTGATATTTTTAGATAGATCTTGATCAATTAGTTTGGTGTCAGTAAAAGTATCACCGACAATATCGAAGAAGCCTTCTGTATCTGCAGCAAGGGCGAGTAGACGTGCAATACGACCTTCAAGATCTGAAATTCTATTTTCAAGACGGTCAGCTTTAGATTCCCATCTATCAAAAAGCTTTACAGCTTTATCCGTGCTTACAAATAAGGCTCGGAAGACTGTGTCTAGATCTTCTTTAATGGTGTTGGTTGTATTATTAAATTTAGTAGCGCTTGATTCTTCATTCCTAGTGACAGCATAAGTATTAAAGTCAAAACGAGGCAGATTCAGATCATTCGTATTTATGAACGTGTTGAACTGGGCAGAAATCTCTTCAATTGTAGGTACTTGACCAGTTTCAAGATACGAACGAATGATCTTTTCTAGGACCTCATCTGCTCTAATCTCAGCAATTGTCATCTTATAGGAACCCCTTTGTTATTACCTGTAGTGCGTAGTCCTTAAGTACTGGACTAAAATATGGTGCCAGGTCTGCGATATCTTGTCTAACGCTACCAATATACTTATAGTTAATTTGATATACAGTTAGGCGATGTATATCGCCACCTTGCGCACTTGGTGTTCTAGCTTTGCGCAGGACCTCATTTGGAAGAATACTAATCGTAGCCTTCTGGGTTAATGAGCTACCTTCAATTTGGAAGGTACCTGCAGTAGCATCTAATTCCCAATCTTCCTCTGGTACTAGTCTAGCTAAATTATAGCGGATAATATAATCTGCATATTCAAAATCAATTATATAGTCAGCTGATGGAATACTTCGCTGACAAAATATATTACCTCTAACATAGTCTATGGAGTAGGCACCATCTGGAACAGAGGTAGGATCATCACTCCAGTAGATTACTTTTCCAGGGGCACTCACTGATGCTCCACCTGTATATACAGTAATAGTATTACTACTGCGATCGACATAGTATTCACCTGTTGCGTTTACTGCACCAAGACTACTTACTTCAGTAGCAAATAAAACAGTATTATCGAAGGCAATAGCAAAGTTTGTATCTAGAGTAATTGGAGCGTTCGTTACAAAAGAGGCTACAGTTGCTGGACCAACAGGGGTTAAGGATGGGATTTCCTGTTCTCTTTTAACCACCTGATGAAGCTCTGTTCTTCCGTCAAGAAATGGAACCTCTTCAACAAATGGATCAAGTTCTGGACTGATACCATCAGGAGCATTTATATTGACTGTTCCTTCTACTACAGATAGCTTTGAGAGAGTAATTGTATTTATTCCAGAAGCGACTGTGTATCCAACAACTGAATTGGTAACCCAAGCATCATCTTTGATGGTAATGCTTTGATGAAGAGGCTTATCGTCGCCCCAGTCCCATTGTTCAGTCGTTAAAATTTCTTCTGATTGGTACTTATAGGAGATTGTGATCGTTTCGTCGATGCCTACTCTATTGTACGAATAAATGATTCCTCTATCTGTATCTATGGACCAGTCACCAGCTGTAGTCAATTCACCTTCAGGCGATCTAAGGCCATTCTGAAATTCTACGCGGTTAGTGAAAATGCTTTGCCCTGAAGGAGAAAACATAATGTTGTCGATGTCTACAATATTGCGATGATCTAATCTATGAATTTGTGCATCTCTTCTAGCCTCTACGATAGATGTGAGAACTAGACCACGTCGAGCAATTTCAACTGTATTTTTATCAATAGAAGTAGGGAACTGAATAGAAGTTGTATGGTCATTTTTAGTGACTGGATATAGGCGTTCTTCTGTAAAAGCGATTTCAATATTCGCGTTTACTTCAGGAGATTTACCGTTGATACCATCGCCAAAGATAAGGCGATTATCAGCAGTGAGCATGTAGTGTTCATCGTCAGGTTGTGAACCTCCAGGTCCAGCGAGGTTGATAAAATTGCTTACTCGAGTCCATTCTTTTCCATCAACAAAAACAGATTGGATAAAGTTTTCATCTACTTCATAAAGATTACCTGCGACCTGTCTTTTGGATAGGTCTGTACGCAGGTTGTCAAATGGTAGTTGAAATGCTCGAGCAGTACCTGTACCCTTTCCAACTGAATATCTTACTCCTGGCTTATCTCTACTACCAAATCCTGGGTCAATAACACTTATACTACCTGCCAGTGGTTTTTTATCTAGCTCTACAAACCATGGCTGTTGTTGTGGTACTGTTTTGAGTTCTGTCTTTTCTAAAACTTGCTCTACAAAAGAAGTACTTGAATCTGAAAAACCATCATCATTACGAGATAATAGTGCCTTGTAGCGAATACTGAAAACTGGGTTTTCAGTATTAATACTGTTTATGTCTTCAGTATTTATATTCACAATTTCAGGTACGATAGTATCCGTATTTATGAAGCCACTGTCTTTAATGGGAGATATATCGTTCCACGTGTTTCCATCATCAAAGGAGACCTGGTGTGTTATAGTCGCCAGTTCAGATGCCTGTATTGGTGTCTGATTAGTTTGGAGGGCAACCTTTTTAATCTCATCTGTAGTTAGAAATGGTGCAGAGACAGCCTCGCCCGCTGCTTCATAAGCAATGCGTTGAGCCTCAAAATCTCTAATACCAATAGCATATCTAAATTGTTGTCCCTGTACCGTGTTAATAAAATATGGAGTAGTCTGACGCAGTACTACTCTTATATATTTCGCATAGCGAGGGGTAAATGTGTAGAGTCCTTGACCTGCAAATTTAGATGTAGAAGGAGCTAATTTAAAAACGTTTTCTTCATCTTCTACAAGAAAACCTGTAATAGGGATATCATCCTTAATGGAGACATAGAGCTGGCCATCATTGGATGTGCTAATATCTACAATCTCTACCTCAGTTCTACTTCCAAAATTATTTGGATTAATACGAATAAAATTAAGGATCTGAGAATCACCTAGATTAACTGTAAAGTCCAGAACGAGAGGGACCCCATCGTCCTCCTGGATCACACGCTCATATTCAAACCAGGTATCTGGATTATTATCAAACATTGCTGAGGGATTGTTATTAAGAGCCCCTGCCCTGATCTCTTCGTTATTACCCTCTCTTCCATTAGAGTTAGAATTAATAAGTGGTGATTCTGTAATCTGTAGAATCTGTGTACCTGCTCGATCGACTGGAAGAGTGAGAATGCCCTCAACCTGATTAACTTCACACTCAGTAGCATTTAACAGGTTGCTACCAGGCGATAGTTTAGATAAATCTGAGAAAGTGTCAGAAAAGAAGATAGAGTTTTTGAGAGGCAGGCGGCTAAACAGAGCAAAGTCTGTTACACGCGAACCTAGTCTCTTAATACGTGAACTTAGTCTATTTGAGTGAGCTGCGAATAGGTTAAAGTTCTCAATGACCACACCCTCTACATTCTCTAATTCTAGAAAAAGTATTTCTAGATCATCCTTAATCTGCTGGAGATTGTTATTATAATTCTCAGCTAATGGACTGGTACCTGTCCTAACTTCAACAGGTAGGAAGTTAGACTGATCAACAGTTCTATAAAAAGCAGCTAGAAGCTTAACAGCTTCTAGTGTGTAAGCTTCTTTAGTCTGAAGATCTTTAGTTCCTCTAGCTCGCTGAATATTCTCAAGAATCTTAGACAGTTTATTCTTAAAGAGAGTGCTTTTTTGTGGAATGAGATGTTTATTTGCCATTGGTTAACCACCAAACTTAGAGGGATCACGGCTGCCAGTTGCGATCAGATAATCCTCGAGAATCGGAGTTAAATTCACATTGGCTGAGTTCCTTCTCAATACAACAACCAGGTTAATAGTAGAATAGGCAATAGATGTCCCAGATTGATTCTCTTTAAAGTATACGATGTTGTCTTTACCCAGCCAAGCTTTCAAGCCTCCAGTAAGATCAACAATCTGCAGGCCTTGCTCTTGTATATAAGCAGAAAGATTAGATGTAGTTGGAATTACGTTTGTAGTACTAGCTGCTGGAGTATATGACACAGTATAAATATTATTAGGATTTGGATTTTGAATCTGGATAGCAAAGCTCATTTTAGCTGGCTGACCAGGAACATCTTGACTTAAATTATAATTTTTAAACCAGCCATCAGTTTCAAGTGCAGAATTCGGACCAATATTTGAATCGCTAACAGGAAGTAATTGTCCATTCCGAAAAACACGCAATGTCCCTGTAGGGTTATCTACAGGATGGTATCCATCATACAGTGTAAAGAACTGTAAGAACCCAATATTTGGAGTCGCACCTACAGCAGTACTTCTAGCTGTGAGCTGTAATCTCTCATGGCGTATGCGCTGAACACCTAATGGTGGGATACTAAAAACTACTGCATCTTGAAGAGCACCTGAAGAACTAAAGTCTCGCTTTACCATGTAGTATTCAAGTGATCCATGAAAATAATCATCAAAACCTGCTGGATATGTATCCTTTGTATATTCGATAGAATTAGAATCAATTGCACCAATGGGGCGTTTTTCGTTTACACGAATTGCTGTCTGTCCTAAACCATTTACTAGCTCAGTCTTGCTTACAAAGATAGATACATCAGAAAACTGTCCTAGTCCAAGTCTGATATTATCAAAGCCAATAAGATATTCGTAGTAACTTTTCTTTTCACCTGGAAAATCAGGCACGTTAAGAGCAGCTGTTAGTAGTGGGCTAGAGACTAATTCAGCTAACTCCTCTGATACATTTTGAATAGTATTATCTACATTTGTAAGATCTCGAGTTAGTTCAGGGATCGGAGATCCAGCTTTTGTAGTGAACTGAACCTGACTATAATTACGATTCCTAATCTTTAAGATGATTTTCTTGGCAGAAGCAGTGTTGAAAAAGAACCTATTATTTGAATTGGCTTCTACTGGCTGTGTAAGGATTGGGATAGATTGATTATTTGGGTCAATAATCGTAATTCCTATGATTTCAATAGGATATAAAGTTAGTGGTTCAATTTGAATAAAGTTAACAGACTTTACACCACCAAGATCAATCTCAAGCTTAGTAATTACACCAGTCTCGTTTCTTGGCTGAGAAAGCATCACGCTTTGTACCCAGAAGGTGCCAGCTGTGTTGTCGATAATATTATTAATATTGGAGTCTTCAAATTCTACATTCAGCTCGGACCCAATCGCCTCAAAATCAAAAACTTGACGGACAGACGCAGCTAATAGCTCATTATCAATACTTGTAGTAAGAAGTAGTTTTTCACCGATGGTATCTACATTGGCTCGAAATGCTGGGGTTGAACTAGATACACCTGTTTTAGGATCAAGAAAAACTACTATCTGGTCATTCGCAGTACGATTATTTTGTGTACCTCTGAATGTATTAAAGATAGTGTTATCGAAGCCATCTCTGTTTTTATTGAGAAATTCAAATGATTCAATCTTAGACTCAAGATCATTCACAGCAAGTTCGAGGTTTGTTAAAACTACATTATTGATGATATTCTCATGAGCTGCTAACACCTCATCGATATCGTTCATTTCTTGGTAAGCTGCACGAAGATCGTCTTGGATACGCTCCATCATAAAGTTGAAGCTTTCAGAGTCGATAAGCTCAGTGAACTCAGCAAGGAATAACTTAAGTGTAGGCTGAATAGTTTCAGCCTGTAGCTCAGCAGTTAGCTCCTCGAGCCGAGTACGAAACTCTTCTACAGTTGTGATATTGCCTTTGTCTTTTTCCTGAGACAGAAGTGAAAGGATCTGCTGGCTCTGAACCTCTCTAAGCCCGCTTCTGAATTGGTCAAGATAACTTGATAATGCCAACTAGATCTTCTCCTTAGACAGGAACCACTTCTTGGTTAGGCCGTCTACCTCAACCTCAGCGACTAGCCACTGTCCGATTTCTTCTTCCTTAAACATGAGGATATCTTCTATATTGTCTAGATTTTCTATTGGATTAGAAGCTCTTACCTCAAGAAGCATATGATGTTTTGTAGGTTTTCGCACTACGAGAAACCTGTCTTTAGGAAGTATCTTTTTTTGGATCCTACGTGTATCCCATTGAGGACGAACAGTTTGTTCTAGCTTCATAATCACAGTAAGTGTATCAGACTGGTGGTATTCACCTGCCCCCTGGATTTCTATTGTAACCCCATCATGTAATAGACGACAACCCACCATCGAATGCAACTGGCTATGTGACCAACTGCACCTTTTGGAGGGTATGTCTCTATCTAGACCCTGTAATTTGCCACCATCGGCAAAGAACTTAATCCAGCCGTTATCCCTAGAGCGGGCAAAGCGTGGCATATTAGCTCCTTAACTAGTGAAAGTATATTTCAATACTTGATCGATCTGACGAACACCCGCAGTATTCTCATCAGTGGGGATCTGGAACCTAGCAAGGAACCTGGCCTCTACACCTGATGGAATTTCTCCATCTACTGTCATGCCAGTAGCCATTTCTGAGTCTAGTGTAACAGCATTACTTGAAGAATCGGCTACTCCGGTGTTCATTGTAAATGCAACACCAGTCTGCTTAACAGACTCAGACAGATTCCATGTTGTAGCATTATAGCCACTATTATTCGTTGGATCCATGTTAATTTGCACGCCTCCATGACCAGGAACAGTGCTATTATCACCCCAACCCTTAATTTCTGTAAAGTCTGCAACTGCAGAGAATGAACCACTGTATCCAGTAGCTTTTTGTTGAAAATAAAAGGCCGCATTCGTGATGGGATTTACACCATCATGATTGATATACACATTCTGATTTGGAGAAGTATATTCTCCGTTTGCAGCGTTACCGTGGTCCACGAGGGTTACCCCAGGACCTGCTGAAATGAGCGACCAAGTAATAGAAACTGGCATAATTAAGTCACCTCAAAGGTAGTTTAGCCTACTAGGGGATTAAGGTCCAACCAAAGTATTCTAGAACAGTTTGTATTTCTGTAGCTTGAGAATAAATCTACTTATAGTGCATCTCTCACTATTTTTACTATTGCAGTCAACTCGACCCCTGTATTAAGAGCGTCTACAAAAACACCAGACATCTCACCAGTGTTAAACATTTACTTCAGTCTGGTGTCCTAGTTCTGACTCAGCATTTTGAGATATAGGAACATAGTTTACCTGATGAGTAAGCGGATCTGAAAAAGATCTAGGTGCAGGTGGTCCTTTGACAAGGATAATTTTTCTAGAGTTACTTAAATCAAATTCTGTCATAATAGTCACCTCTTATAAATTATAGTCAACTTGATGAGTTAGTGGACCAGATGGAAAACCAGATATAGTGCTAGGAGGCACCGCGTTGCCAGGGTCAGCTATATCAACAGGTCCACTAAAACATACAGGGCCATCGCTACTCTTTCGGCCAGTTACAATGATATATCTGTTTACCCCAGCTGGAAGATTAAGGAAAGTTGAGTTTTCATCAAATCGCTGTTCAAGTCCAGATACCGTAAGCACCCATGGACCAGTTTGAAGCGCTGATAGATATACATCAAAAACTGCATCCTTGGGATGTTTAGTCCATTCAAGATAGGTGCTGCTACTTGTTATGTTTACAGTTGTAATGGTTGGCTCATAGTCATTGTATTTGTGAATAACTGGCCAGATACCATAGCCCGTGTGACGTTGTACGATGCCTCGTACAGATCCAGGAGAGATGAGACCCCCACAGCTTTCTAAAATATTGGCGGGGATCTCTATAAAATAACTTGCAGCTCCTGGGTATGGATATCCATCCCACATGCCAATGTCCCAGTTCCATGCAACTTCGGGCTGGATAGTGTCGAGTTCTGTTTCTTTATTATCTCCAATGCCACCCCCACGTAGGCGAATATCATTTAGAACAAGACTATTAGGCTGAATTGCTTCACGAATATATATTTCACCTAGAATAAGGAATGCTTGTGGGTTGGGGTTTCCTTGTACTGTGTAGTTAGCAACAAAGTCCACAGAGTTAGCTGGAGCCCAGGAAACTGTAGAGGGGTCACGGTCATACCATAGTTGACCATTTTCAATAGCAGTTTGAACTTCAACCCCATCGAATAGGGAAGCCTCAACCCCATCAATATTATAATTAGACTCAACAACAACACCGTCTTCATTAACGATAAGATAGAAGAGGGTTTGGGTAAGTGTGCTGCCTAACGGTTCTGGACGCACAAATACTACAACGCGCTGCTTAACTAGTTCAGTATTAGCTAGCGGATTGAGGTTGATAAACGAGATTTCATATTTATCTTCCTCGTAGTAATAGGAAGATCTAATAATATCGGTGCTTTCTATTTCAAATCCAGCAGGTAAAACGATGAAGCCATTAAGACCATCAATAGATGACCCAGCTACTGGATTAGTTCCATCATTCAGGTCTACGCCTGCTACAGATGAGTTACCTAGTTGTACATTTGCATAATTAATACCAGCTATAGGAGATGGCTGACCAACCTTAGCCGGGTCAGAGGTTATAGCAAAACGTAGGTTTTCATTTTTATCATATACAAAAATGTCTACATATAGATCTTCATCTGTATTTTGGACAATTCTATTTTTGATTGTTTTAATAGTGCGTCGATTAACTCGAGATGAAGATTCAGTTGAGAGCTTAAACGGAAAGAAGGGAGCAAAGTTCTGAACTCCAAACTCAGCAATTCTATACTTAAAAACAGAATCAGCACTAAGACCAACATTGACAGAAGAGATAAAGTTACTGTTCTGAACACTTACAAACCATGGATCATCTGCAGTGCTAGAAGGCGGCACGACTAAGCGTAAGCGTTGTTCTTGTATACGACGAATTCCATAGTTGGCTGTAAGAGGTAGACGAACTGTAAAATTAGCTCCGATATCCTCCTGGATGATGTAGACTTTTGCATTAGGTAAAAAGTTGCCAAAACTATCTAGATCAGCAAACGTAGCTATTCGATAAACAGGCTCATTGCTAATAAGTTCAGTAAAGCGAGTTAATAGACCAGTGCCAGTATTGCGCACTAGATAAGTGATATAAAAAAGATCATATAGTCCAGTAATTTCACTAAAAGAGTTAATAAGATTGTTGTATACAACACCTTCATTAGTATCAATTTTTAACTCAATTAGAGTTACAGGCTGAAAATTTGTATCTAGAACTTGAATGTCGGCAAATACTTCATTCGCAGCAAGGGGCCTGTTAATAACATGCTGATAAAAAAGAGGTAACTCAGGTTGATTACCAATTGGATCAGTAAAGACATCAGTAACAAGAAATTGTTCTGTTTCGATATTAAAGCCATCGACGGACTTAAGGACTTGATCAGTGTTGCGACTTATGGCTCTATTCTCAGGCAGTACTGTAGACCGGTCTCGGATCGAAAGATTCTCATCACTATGAAGTGCCTGGCCATGAATAAAAGCAAGATTAAGATTGTTAGAACTGCTTGTGGTCTTAAACTGCACGGATTCCCTACGCTTCTGGATATTCAGAAATACGTCAGAGATCCAAGTTTTAGACAGCTTATTGGCTGTAAACTGATGTCCTGCAGTTGATATCGTCATACATACCTAGCTTATTGTGGAGTCAGGTTAAGAGCATCTTCTAGGCTATCATAGATGATATCTACCCATAACTCTCGAACATTCAGAGTTGTTAAGCCATTAGCTACTTGTACAAGTACATAGTACTGGTAATCACCCGCAGTAACACTAGTGCTTAGTGTTACTGCTCCAGCTGTTCCATAGTCTATCACTATGCCGTTATGAAATGTAGCCCCACTTGAACCTCCACTACTAAAGAGGTTCGGTGAGTTTACTGGAAAATCTCCACCACCTGCAAGTGTTTTTCTTTGTCTAACCTGGAGAAAAAAAGGATCTGAACTTGATGAACGAATAAACGATCCTCCAACAGCTTTCAGTCTGCCGCCATAGCCTCTTGGCATTGCCCAGTAGCCATAGTCATCGTTTCCACCACCGGATGGACCAGCCCCATCAATATGTCTGTCATCAACAAAGAGAAGTTCACTAGCAGGGTCACTATTTACATTTGGCAGTATGATACCACCAGTGATATCAATTCGATGCCTCATGATAAAGCCACTGCCACTGTAGCTTTTAATGCTGTCAGTTCTTATGTTTTTAGATCTTAGAATACCTGTTCCTGCAGAGTCAAAGGTAAATATCTGATTCCCAGAATCATAGCTTAGCGTTCCCTCGAAGTCTGCGATATTATCTCTCTCAAAATTGATAGAGTGCTGTGAGAGCCTTAGGCTTGCTGCACGAATTGGTTCATCGTTATCAACAGTATTTGTCTGAGAGGTAAACATGAACCAACGATCATCAGGACTATATGTAATACGACCCTGACGTGCATGCCCTAGCCCTCCAGGCGAATTTTTTGTAGAAGCAATTTGGATTTCACTTGCACGAAGCGGGGCAGTTGTTGTTTCATCGTTTTCAA